AATCAATGGGCAAAAGAGGTTGAAAAAGTGTTCGGGGTCAAAGCGGGGATTATTGGTTCAGGACAATTTGATATGGATGCTCCAATTGTGATCGGAAATACTCAAACTTTATACCGTAATTTGGATAAAATAAAGAATGAGTTTGGAACAATCATTTTGGACGAAATGCACCACGTATCTAGCCCTACTTTTGCTAAAATTATTGATACAAACTATGCACGTTATAAGATTGGACTGTCTGGAACAATTGAGAGAAAAGATGGAAAGCATGTTGTCTTTCGTGACTACTTTGGTGCTAAGCTCTTTCAGCCACCAAAAGAGAACTTTTTAACTCCTAACGTGCATATAGTTAAGTCTGAGGTACGTTTTATGGACGGAGCAAGCGTACCTTGGGCTAAACGAGTAAACGCACTTACAAATAACGAAGAATATGTACACACCGTTGCTATGCTTGCAGCAACTTACGCGGCTAAAGGTCACAAGGTACTCTTGGTGTCTGATCGCGTTCATTTTCTCAAAGCTTGCGCCGACCTGATCGGTGAAAATGCCGTATGTGTTACGGGCGAGGTCTCGCATGAGGAAAGGGAAAAACTCGTGTCTGATATTTTACACAAAAAAGAAAAGAATGTCCTCTGTGGTACACAATCAATATTTGCAGAGGGTATTTCAGTTAACACACTAAGCTGTTTAATACTAGGAACACCTGTAAACAACGAGCCACTACTAACACAGTTAGTTGGTCGAGTAATTCGTAAGAATGAAGGCAAGGGAACACCTATCGTAGTGGATATTCACTTGAAGGGAAGCACTGCATCTCGACAAGCCTCTAATCGTATGGGTTTCTATATGAAACAGGGATGGGACATAAAACAACTATGAAATTCAAAGACTTTATAAGTCCTCTTAATGAGCAGATATTTTTTGACACAATAGTTGACAAAAAACCTTTTGTAATTAGAGGCGATGATTACAAGAAAAAGTTCTTTTCCGAGATAACTAGCTGGGATCATATATCCAATTATCTTAATAATGATAGGGCCGTATCGGGGTTTCAGATGATTGCCCCTGGCGATATCAAATTATGTATGGAAAAGAAAGGTCTTGAGCCACCTAAGAAGTTTAGCTGGGGAAGAAACCCTCAGTGGGATAAGCAAAAAGCTCATAAACTATGGAACAATGGTCATAGTATGATACTTACCAAAGCGTCTCAAATTAGCCCTAACATGAACGCAATTTGTGGTGCAGTTGAAGAAGGTTTTCCAGGTGGAGCAGCTGATGCACACTTCTACTGTAGCCCTAACAAAAGTGCAGCAACGTTTCCTTGCCATGCAGATCAAGATGATAATTATCTAGTGCATGCAATTGGTACAGTTCACTGGCAAGTTTGGTCGGTTCGTATGCAACGTGAGAAAGTTAATGGCAGATGGAGATATAAAGGTGCTAGTGCTTTAAATGAAAAGCAGGAAGCTACCCTTGGAGAACCTGCTATTGATGTTTACCTTGGACCTGGAGATCTTTTATATATTCCGGCAGGGTATTTTCACAAAGCAGAACCCGTGGGAGCCAGAGTGTCTATCTCTGTTCCGTTGATGCTTTCTGACTCGGGTGAGACCCCGCTGAACAGAAATTACTTTGACTTTGGTAAAAATACTTCTTGACTTTGGCAGCATACACTGGTATAATATATGTTCTTATTTAGTTGGAAGAAGATTTATGAAATAAGTGCTGGGAGCATCCCTACCATATTTCTAATTTTTAAAATGCTCGTAAATAGTGAAATACCTAAAAACAAGTATGACCCGATTTATAAGTATTACGATAAAGACTACTCTGGACAGTCTTTCTTAGTAAATCCAAAAGACTTACTATACAATGCGTTCAGATACAAAAGAAAAGAAGTGGTTGAGTATTTAGTACTAGCATCTTACAGATCTTATACAGATTATTTAATGTTTGGCACTACAACACTGAAAGTGTTAAACTCACCACTTCCATTACATAAACTTAAACAAAATAGACTACTACGAATAGACTCAGAAGATAATATACACTTCCTATTCGAGAAGTCAACATAAGGAAAATAAAACAATGGCAATTTCATTCAATAAAGTTAAAGGCGAAGCTCAAAAATCATCAATCACTACCTACAAATATAACGAAGGTGACAACAAGATCCGTTTAGTCGGTGACGTTCTAGCTCGCTACGTATACTGGGTAACTGGTGAAAACGATAAGAACATTCCACTAGAGTGTTTATCTTTTGATCGTAACCAAGAACGCTTTAACAACCAAGAAAAAGATTGGGTTCGCGAGTTCTATCCTGACCTAAAATGTGGTTGGTCTTACGCAATGCAGTGTATTCACAATGGTGAAGTAAAAGTAGTTAACTTGAAGAAAAAGTTATGGGAACAGATTCTAACTGCTGCTGAAGACTTAGGCGACCCTACAGATCCAGATACTGGATGGGATGTTTGCTTCAAGCGTGTTAAAACTGGCCCTCTAGCATACAATGTTGAGTATCAACTACAAGCATTAAAATGCAAGCCACGCGCATTAGACGCAGACGAGCAAGAGTTAATTGCTAGTTTAAAATCTATGGATGATGTTATGCCTCGTCCTACGCCAGATGCACAAAAAGAGTTGTTAGACCGTATTCACGGTGCTACAGCAAATGAGATCGACGAGTCTATTGAAGACGAATTTAAAGTAGACTAATATGATCTTATTTACCGCAGATTGGCACATTAAGTTGGGACAGAAAAATGTCCCTAAAGAATGGGCTTACAAACGATACGCACTGTTCTACGAGCAAGTACGTGAGTTAGAAAGTAAAGTTGATTTGCATATAATTGGTGGCGATCTTTTTGATCGTCTTCCCAATATGGAAGAGTTAGAGTTGTATTTCGATTTTGTTCGTGATGTAACCGTAGAGACTATTATCTTTGACGGAAACCACGAAGCAACTAAAAAGAACAAAACGTTCTTTGATCAGTTACGAAACGTTACTACAGCTCTAAATCCTCTAGTTAAAGTTGTTACGTCTACTACAGAGTATGATGGTTATAGTATACTTCCGTATGCTGATATTCATAAGAAAAACATCTTTGATACACTAGACAAATCTAAGGCTTTATTTACTCATGTACGTGGTGAGATTCCACCGCACGTAAAACCTGAAATAGATTTAGAGTTACTAGCAGACTTTCCTGTAGTATTTGCAGGAGATCTACACTCTCACAGTAACACACAACGTAACATTGTATATCCAGGTAGTCCAATGACAACTTCCTTTCACAGAAACGAAGTCTCAACGGGGTATCTACTAATAGACCCAACTACGTGGGGATGGACATGGCACGAATTTGAGCTACCTCAACTAATTCGTAAAACAGTGTTAAGTCCAGATGATATGCTGCCTACAGACTATCATCATACAATTTATGAAATTGAGGGCGATATTCAAGAGTTATCGCAGATACAAAACTCAGAGTTGCTTGATAAGAAAGTTGTCAAGAGGGCTACAGAAGCTACATTAGTTCTTAATAAAGAAGCTACGATAGAAGAAGAGCTAGTAGAGTATCTAACCTATATTCTTGAATTAGACGAAAAACGTATACCAAACATTATAGGAACATTCAATGATTACGCTTCAAAGGTTGAAATGGAGTAATGTTTTTAGTTATGGTCCAGACAACGAACTAGACCTATCTGAAAGCAATGTTACTCAAATCATTGGTACTAACGGTATGGGCAAATCGTCCATACCTCTTATTGTTGAGGAGGCTTTGTATAACAAAAACTCCAAGGGTATCAAAAAAGCAGATATTCCAAACCGTTACTTAAAAGATGGCTACAAGATAGAACTTGAATTTACTAAAGATACTAAGACATATGTCGTTAAAATCAATCGTAAAGCAAGTATCAAAATAGCCCTTTTTGAGGACGGTGTAGATATTAGTAGTCATACGGCTACAAATACTTACAAGACGCTTCAGGATATTATTGGTATTGATTTTAAAACCTTCTCACAGTTGGTTTATCAAAATCCAAATACTAGCCTACAGTTTCTAACTGCTACTGATACAAACCGTAAAAAGTTCTTAATTGACTTATTACATTTAGACAATTATGTGAAGTTATTTGATTTATTCAAAGATGAAGCAAAGAGAGTTAGTACGAATATTACCAGTCTTCAATCTAAGTTAAATACGATTGAAAAGTGGTTGGAAAACAATAAACTTGAGAGTACCGAAGTATTAGAACTATTAAATATTTCTATTGACACGGAAGATGACGAGGAAGCTTTAAGTTCTTTACGAGTAGAATTAGAAAATATTTCGGAAAAAAATAAAAAAATCTCAAAAAACAATCAGTACAAAGAACTACTGAATCAAGTTGATATTAACGAGATCAACAATATAGACGCTACAGAAAAGCTATCCTACGATAAGTTACAATCTGAAGTAGGTAGTCTTAAACAAACCGTAGCGGGTGCAAAGCAAGTCCTAACAAAACTGGAAAAGTTGGGAGATAGTTGCCCCACTTGTGAACAGTCTGTTGATACTGAGTTTAAAAACTCTATGATTGAAGCAGAGCAGGATAAAATAGAAGCGGCTAAAACTAGAAATGCGGAAATCCAAAAGCAGATTGCTGAGATTAAGACGAACAACTTGGAATATGAGCGTAAAGTACGAGGACAAAAAGAGTGGGAAGAATTGTACCGAAGTGTCGACAATGACCTGCCCTCTACTCCTTTGGATCGAAGACAGCTCGAATCAGAGTTTAAAGAAATACAAGCCCGTATTCGTGAAGCTCGAAGTAAGCTCCAAGAAATAGCAGATGAGAACGAAAGACGTACTAAGCAAAACACACGTATTTCCATCATCAAAGAGCAAACTGATGAGTTTAAAGATCAACTTGATGAAGTATCAGCTTTACTAAGTGAAGAACAGTCAATATCTTCTAATTTAGAAGTATTAAAAAAGTCGTTTAGTACAAACGGATTACTAGCATATAAGATAGAGAATCTTGTAAAAGAGTTAGAAGAACTTACAAATCACTATCTTGCAGAATTATCAGATGGTAGATTTACACTTGATTTTAGCATTACGAATGACAAGTTAAACGTAAACGTCACAGATAACGGCAACGTAGTTGATATTCTAGCACTGAGTTCAGGAGAATTAGCACGAGTAAATACTTCAACATTATTAGCAATACGCAAACTAATGAGTAGTATTTCCAAGTCACAAATCAATGTACTATTTCTTGATGAAGTTATATCAGTACTTGATGAAGTAGGTAAAGAAAAGCTAGTAGAAATACTAATAGCAGAAGAAAACTTAAACAGCTATCTTGTTAGCCACCAGTGGCAACATCCACTTCTTGAAAAGATTGAAGTGGTTAAAGAAGATAATATAAGCAAGTTGGAGGCTTAGATGAGAGATCAAATATTACACGCTTTATATAATCATGCCAAAGGGCATATATCAAAGCACATCGCTAACGTAGAAATCTACTTAGCAAACCCAGCTGGGATTGGTGAGCATCCAGATGTATTAGATGCGATTGAACACGAATTAAGCGAAATTTCAAAGTACCACGACCAATTAGAAGTCCTGGACGAGTATTTCAACGAGTAATTATGGTAGACAGCAGAGCAAAAGGAGCAAGAGGAGAATATCTTGTAAGAGATATGTTAAGGGAAGCAACTGGCTACAAGTTCGAAAGAGTACCTGCTTCAGGTGCTCTCGAATATCTCAAAGGTGATTTATATGTTCCAAATGAAAAGAACTTATATTGCATTGAGGTTAAGAACTACGAAGATTCTCCTTTAAATGACAAGGTATTTACAGCCCCTAAAACCAACAATTTAATACGTTGGTGGAAGAAAGTAGAAATACAAGCAGAAGGCGGTGGACAAGAGCCTATGCTATTTTTTAAATATAACCGATCAAAAGTATTTGTAGTAGTACGTATCGAACCAAAAGAGTCTGAGTACTTTTTTATTAGCAAGTTAAATTGTTACGTATGTCTAGCAGAAGAATGGTTGGAAAAAGAACAGGTGGAGTTTTTAGGTGGCGTTTGATTTTAGTGACATTTTAGATGCAGAAACAACAAACACTACATTAGTAGTAGATGCTCTAAACCTAGCGTTTAGATACAAGCATCAGGGTCGCAACGACTTTCGTTACGATTACCAAAAAACCGTACAATCTTTAGCAAAATCTTACAACTGTAGTAAGGTAATTATTACAGCTGATTGGGGATCTTCTAGCTACAGAAAAGAAATTAACTCTGAATACAAACAAAATCGTAAGGACAAGTTTGCAGAGCAGACAGAAGAAGAACGTATAGCTTTTGAAGAGTTCTTTGAAGAGTTTGAAGAAACACTAGAAGTACTCGCAGAAGATTATGTAGTGCTAAGGTACAAGGGTGTAGAGGCTGATGATATTGCAGCTCACATTGTAAAAGAAAAAGAACAGTACGGATTAGAAAATATCTGGATGATATCAAGTGACCGAGATTGGGACTTAATGATTCAGGAAGGCGTTGGTAGATTCTCTTATGTGACGAGGAAGGAAGTCACGCTAGAGAACTGGAGTGAACACTATGATGTATCTCCAGAAGATTATATATCTTTGAAGTGCCTAACTGGAGATAAAGGTGATAACGTTCCGGGTATCCCAGGTATTGGACCAAAGAGAGCGCAGACTCTCATAGAAGAATATGGTACAGCATTAGATTTATATGATGCAATACCAATAAGTGGTAAGTATAAATATATTGAGTCTCTAAATGAAAATGCAGAGCAACTCTTACAAAACTACGAACTAATGGATTTAATTACTTTTTGCGACGACGCAATAGGGTCTGACAATATAACAGACATAAAGGAAAAGTTAAGTGAAATATAATATTAACATTGATTACAATAGAGACAAGTATCTATCAGAGTTCGGGATTATCACTTTAAAAGATAGATATTTAGTGGCAGGTGAAACCTCGCCACAAGACGGCTTCGCAAGAGCAGCATGTGCTTTTGCAGATGATGAAGCACACGCACAGAGGTTATATGATTACGCTAGTAAATTGTGGTTTATGTTCAGTACTCCTATTCTTAGCAATGGCGGTACTGATCGTGGTTTGCCTATCAGTTGTTTTCTTAATCATGTTGAGGATTCTAGGGAAGGTATTACCGGACATTACACCGAGAATGCGTTTCTTTCTAGTGTTGGTGGCGGTATTGGTGGCCACTGGGGAGCCGTTCGTTCAGTAGGTAGCAAGACTTCAAAAGGTAGTGAATCTACTGGTGTTATTCCTTTTATTAAAGTAGTAGACGCTGAAATGTTAGCGTTCTCTCAAGGTGTAACACGCCGAGGTAGTTATGCTGCGTATCTTGATATATCGCATCCGGAAATTGAAGAGTTTTTGGACATTCGTAAACCTACTGGTGGTGATGTTAACCGTCGCAGCACTAATCTTCATCATGGCGTTGTTTTATCAGATGCTTTTATGGAGCTTATCGAAAAATGTACTATTGACAAGTCTTTGGATGATAGCTGGCCTTTGGTCGATCCGCACTCTGGGGAAGTAAAGAAAGTAGTATCAGCTAAGGCATTATGGGTTAAGATTATTCAGAATCGTGTAGAAACTGGCGAACCATATGTAATGTTTGGTGATACAGTCCAAGCGGGGCTGCCACAGACTCAACAAGATATGGGACTAAAAGTACATCACTCAAATTTATGTAGTGAGATTACTTTACCAACTGATGCAGAACGTACAGCAGTTTGTTGCTTATCTAGCGTAAACTTAGAAGAGTATGACGAATGGTGTGACAATGAGCAGTTTATTCCTGACTTAGTACGTATGTTAGACAATGTATTGACTCATTTTATTGAGTGTGCGCCGAATGAGCTTGAAAAAGCCAAGTTTAGTGCTTTCCGTGAGCGGTCGATCGGACTTGGAGCGATGGGTTTCCATGCCTATTTACAACGTCATTCGATTCCATTTGAAAGCGTAATTGCAAAAACTAGAAACGAACAAATGTTTAAGTCTATAAAGGAGCAAGCACTTGAAGAATCAAAACGACTCGCAGAAAAATTTGGAGAAGCCCCAGATGCAATGGGTACTGGCGTTCGTAATATGCACCTTATGGCTATTGCCCCTAATGCTAGTAGCTCTATTATATGTGGTAATACAAGTCCTTCTATTGAGCCTTTCCGCGCTAACGCTTATGTGCAGAAAACTAAATCCGGTACTTCTTTGGTTAAAAACGAATACCTCCAAGACTTACTACAAGATATTGGCATGGATACGGATGAAGTATGGCGTTCAATTGCGAACAATAGAGGCTCGGTTCAGCATCTTGATTTCCTCGATGATTTTACTAAAGACATCTTTAAAACGTCGGTGGAAATAGACCAAAGTTGGGTTATAGATTTTGCAGCAGATAGACAGAAATACGTATGTCAATCTCAGTCTTTAAATCTGTTCTACCCATCTAACGTAAGTAAGCTAGAGCTTCACTTACATCACATGAAAGCGTGGAAACGTGGTGTGAAAACTTTATATTATGCTCGATCAGAAGCATTTAAACGAGCAGAGTCTGTATCAGACCAAGCATTACGTCAGCAAATAATCGACGTAGCAGACGGCAACGATTGCGTCATGTGTGAAGGATAAGAGAAAATGAGTAATTTATTAGAAGAAAGAAGTTATTTTAAACCGTTCAATTACCCTTGGGCATTTGAACACTATAAAACCCAGCAGCATATGCATTGGCTACCAGATGAAGTGCCTATGGCTGACGACATTAAAGATTACAACGAGAATCTCCCTGAGTCAAGCAAATCTCTACTGAATAACTTGTTTACGTTTTTTACTCAAGCTGATGTAGATGTTTGCTGTGGGTATGCAAAACATTATTTACCAACATTCAAGCAACCAGAAGTACGCATGATGTTAGCGGCCTTCGCCGCAATGGAAGCAGTACACCAAGAGGCTTACTCTTTATTGTTAGAAACGCTAGGATTTGGCGATGATGTTTACAAAGAGTTCATGAATCACAAAGAGATGATGGACAAACATGAGTATCTAAACGATTTCGGTATGGATACTAAAATGGATATTGCAAAGACTATGGCTATATACTCAGGTTTTACCGAAGGTGTTCAGTTATTTAGTTCTTTCGCAATTTTGTTGAACTTCCCACGACATGGTTTAATGAAGGGCATGGGACAGATTGTCTCCTGGTCAGTTCGGGATGAGTCATTACATGTCGAGGGAATGTCTCAACTTTTCCGTACTTTTATTCAAGAAAATCCAGAGTTATGGACAGACGAGTTAAAGTACGAAATTTACTGTGCAGCAGAACGTACAGTGGAGTTGGAAGATGCGTTTATTGATCTTTGCTTTAAGGATGCTGAAATTAAAGGCCTTACAGCATTGGAAGTAAAAGAATATATTCGCTATATAGCAGATAGACGACTACTGGGTCTAGGATGTAAGAAGATTTTTGGAAGTGAAGAAAACCCTCTTCCTTGGATTGATTATATGACAAATGCAGTAGAACACACAAACTTTTTCGAAAACAGACCTACCGAGTACTCAAAAGCGAGTACAACCGGTAATTGGCAAGACATTTTTTAAGGAATCATATATATGAGTAACATTCAACAACTAAACCCAGAAGATCGTAACATGGTAACAATCGACGACGTAGAATACGTATTTGAAGACTTACCTGAAGATGTTCGCAATATCTTAGCAGAGTTAAACTATGTTAATGAAAAGATCAATGATCTTGGAGTGGAGCAACAGCGACACGAAATGATGCGATCAGGATACATCACTGTCTTAGGACAGGAAATGAAAAAAGTCCAACAGTAAGAAAAAAGAAACCCAGCACTACGCTGGGTTTTTTAATGACAGTTCTAAATCATGGAATCCCTTCCGCAATTTCGAAATTCTATGTTTAGACTTGTCTGCTAGGCGGAGAATATTATCACGTATACTGGGATCAATACCATCACAATATTCTTCTAACCTATCAAAGGCATAAGCATACGTCTCCCGAACAGTAGCTTTTCCTGAGATAATATGAGGTACGTAGTTCAGCACTGCGGCATGCTCTGACCCCATTCCATATTTTACCGCTTCCATACAGTTTATGCAACTTGATATTAACGGATCTGTTCTATGATTCATATATCTTGGCATATATAAAACTTTCTTTTCATTTAATATTCTTGTATCACTAGCAGGAACTTCATACCATTTCTCTGGATTTATAATAAATACCGACAAGTCTATATGGCCTGGAGTCATATTTACTCCAATCATTTCATAGTTCTTTGCCTGTCTTTTATGATCAGAGTACACCCCGCTACGACTAGCGCAGATATGGTACTTTCGTATAGTTTCTATAGGCGGTAAGTCATCGTGTCTAATGTTGAGTACAAGTCCCGAAACTACCACTAGGGTAGGCTCAGTAACATTTGCTAGTGCAGTACCTATCTTACTTTTTCCACACTTTACAACACTCCACTTTGCTCGTGGCGTGTTTTTCTGTATAGAATTTATTGTAAGTTGTGTAAGCTTTGGATTAGTTTCAAGAATTAGAATTTTTAGGCTTGACATGTTCAAACTCCTTAAACTTTTCAAAAAACAAATCTACATACTCTTGAGGATTTTCTGCGTTAACAGGTATAATGCCAGATGTTTTGCTAGAAAATAATCTTTTTAAGTTGTCTTCTCTATCTTCTCCATCTTTAAAAACTGCTTTATACAAAGAACTATAGGTATAGTTGTTGTTTGCATTTCCAAATAAGTATACTTTCTTACCTTTAGCTACAGCAATTAGACCCATTTCTGAATTATCGCAAGCACCTACAATTGAAGCATCTTCTAAAAGTTGGTGGCCCGATAGTTTTTTATCTAGTATATTATCTGCCCCAAACTCTTGTTTAAGTTTAGTTACAGCCCAGTTTGCAGTAATTGGATGACACTTAAGTTTTGCTCCCTGCTTTACAGCTCGGTGAAGTTTACCGAAGTCACAAGCATCATATAATATATTAGTACCTGGAAGAAAGATTACAAAGTCATGTGTCTTTCTATTCTTTCTTAGTCTATACTTATCTACGCTATTATTTTTAATATCATTATAAATTTTTAAACCTTCTTCGGTAATTTCAGACTGGCAGGCATCTGCCATTTGTTTGTCGGACCAATACTTACCTGCAATACGTATAAGTATAAACTTACTCATCATATCTGTGTAAGTATATCCATGTATTCTTTTGTTGTCACCCATGTCATACCATATATCGTATTCGACATTTGTACTATTTGGACCATTTTTTGGTAATAAGTCTTTTAATGCTGCAACATTATCATTAAGTTTATTTCTAACGATATTTCCAGATTTAAAGAAATGTGTGGCTGTATCTCCCAGCTCGTCTACATTACTCAGTCTTTCCAAGGCCATCACGTAGCTCCTCTATGTCGTCCCCAAAGCCTTCCAAGCGATCTTCGGTATCTTCGAAGTGCTCCATGATAATGTCTAAAGTAGTCTCTAGACGACGACGCATATTTTTTACGTCGTCTTGTAGTTGTTTAAATTCTTTTTGTGTTACTCTGTCCATTCTGAACCATCCCAGTAAATTGTATTATAATCAGATGCCGAAGATACTTCTGTAAATACGTTGCCTGATCCTGTATATCTCCCATACACAGTGGTGTCTGTATCTCTAGAAGTGCCTGTAGCACGGTTTGTAGATACAACAGTGTCAAATAATGTGACAAATGCGGTTGTTGTATCAAATGTTGTCGATGCCGAAGTATCGAAAGTAGTTACATATACACTGCCTGTAGATCTTGAAGTAGCTCGGCTAGTACTTCTGCTAGTGTTTCTAGAAGTTTGTGTAGCTAGGGTAGTACCTCTACTAGTATTAAACGTAGTGTTAAATGCAGTCGTTGTGTTAAACGCAGTACTTCTATTTGTGTTAAACGTAGTAGTTGTATTTCTGCTTGTATTAAAAGCAGTTACATTAGACGTTTCAGTAGCTAAAGAAGTTTCTGATGTTGTTTCAAATGTTGTGTTAAATGCCGTAGTAGTAGCAAGGGTTGTATTAAACGTAGTAGTTGTATTAAACGCTGTAGTACTACTTCTAGTTGTATTAAACGTAGTAGTTGTGTTAAATGCTGTTGTACGAGAAGTTTCATTTGTCGTATCAAAAGCTGTTACAAACGTAGTAGTTGTGTTAAACGCAGTAGTTGTGTTAAATGCTGTAGTAGTTCCACGGTCTGTACCGGTAGTTCTAGTAGTAGCAAAAATACTATAAGTAGCTCTACTTGTGTTAAACGTAGTTACTGTACCAAATGCAGTATAAGTACTACGGCTTGTGCCTGTTGCTCTTGAAGTATCAAAGTAGCTAGTGTACGATGTTACTGTAGCAAATGCAGTAGTTGTGTTAAATGCAGTTGTTGTACTACGACTTGTACCAGTAGTTTTACTTGTGTTAAACGCAGTAGTTGTGTTAAATGCAGTTGTTGTATTAAACGTGGTAGTTGTGTTATTACCAGTACCCGTTGTACGTGTGGTATTGTACGTAGTAGTAAATGCTGTATACGTGCTGAACGCTGTTACAGTATTAAACGCAGTTGAAGTACCACGACTTGTACCAGTACCTTTGCTAGTATTAAATACCGTGCTTGTATTATACGTAGTGGTTGTATTAAACGCAGTAGTTGTATTATTACCTGTGCCAGTATTTCTATTCGTGTTAAAGTTTGATACATACGCAGTGTACGTAGCAAAAACAGTAGTTGTGCTAAACGCTGTATTAGTGTTACGACTTGTACCCGTACCTCTACTGGTGTTAAATGCAGTAGTTGTATTATACGCAGTAGTAGTTGTAAAGGTAGTAGTAGTGTTTAGACCCGTACCCGTTGTACGACTAGTATTAAAGTACGAAGTGTATGCAGTATACGTAGCAAATGCAGTTGTAGTAGCAAACGAAGTTGTAGTGCCACGACTTGTGCCGGTATTTCTATTTGTATTAAATACAGTACTTGTAGCATACGCAGTAGTTGTAGTAAATGCTGTAGAAGTTGTTATACCTGTTCCAGTAGTTCTACTTGTATTAAAGTTTGATACATAAGCAGTATAAGTACCAAAAGTAGTTACAGTAGAAAATGCTGTGGTAGTACCACGATCAGTGCTAGTAGCTTTACTAGTATTAAACGCAGTAGTTGTATTATACGCAGTAGTTGTCGTAAAGGTAGTAGAGGTGTTTAAACCAGTACCCGTTGTACGAGTTGTATTAAAGTAGCTAGTATATGCAGTATACGTCGCAAATGCAGTTGTAGTAGCAAAGGAAGTTGTAGTACCGCGACTTGTACCCGTACCTCTGCTAGTATTATAAGTTGTGCTTGTATTATACGTAGTGATTGTATTAAACGCAGTAGTTGTATTATTACCTGTACCAGTATTTCTATTCGTGTTAAAGTACGAAGTATACGCAGTATAAGTACCAAAAGTTGTTACTGTAGAGAATGCAGTATTAGTAGCTCTGTTAGTAGCTGTAGTTTTGCTAGTGTTAAATACTGTAGTTGTATTATACGCAGTAGTTGTCGTAAAGGTAGTAGTAGTATTCTTACCAGTACCTGTTGTACGCGTAGTATTGAAGTAAGATGTATACGCAGTATAGGTAGCAAATGCTGTAGTAGTAGCAAAAGATGTTGTAGTTCCACGACTTGTACTTGTGCCTCTGCTAGTATTGAACGAGGTCGTTGTATTATACGCAGTAGTAGTTCCAAATACCGTAGAAGTATTTCTACTTTCAGCAGTATTTCTGCTAGTATTTGTAGCATATACAGTAGTGAAGGTAGTTGTAAACGCAGTACTAGTATTAAAAGAAGTAGTTGTGTTACGACCTTCAGCAGTATTTCTAGACGTAGCAGTACCGTATACAGTTACAAACGTAGTATTGAAGCTAGTAGTTGTTCCGAAGGATGTAGTTGTGTTACGACCTTCAGCAGTGTTTCTAGAGGTAGATGTAACTCTAGAAGTACCTCTAGACGTAGCAGTGGCTTTACTAGTGTTAAACGTAGTTGCTGTAGTATATGCAGTAGTTGTATTATATACAGTAGTAGTATTTCTGCTTTCCCCTGTAGTTCTGCTCGTGGCAGTAACAAATACCGTAGTAAATGCCGTAGTAGTATTACGACTTGTAGAAGTTGCTCTACTTTCACCTGTATTTCTTGAAGTATTACGAGAAGTGTTACGATATTCGGCAGTGGCTCTACTTGTTGCAAATGTAGTAACAAATGTAGTAGTACGATACTCAGCCGTAGCTCTGCTTGTATTGAATGTAGTTACAAACGTAGTAGTTCGTGATGTATTGTAATACGTTAAGAATGTAGTAGTACGGTACTCAGCAGTAGCTCTTGAAGTGCCTGTAGCTCTGCTAGTATTTCTAGACGTGTCAAATACGGTAGTAGTATTAAAACTAGTAGTTGTATTATGGTCAACAGTACTACGAGAAGTATTACGATACTCAGCAGTGGCTCTAGAAGTACCCGTAAGTCTAGAAGTATTAAAACTTACATTCTGTCTACGTCTAATTGTAAAAATATAAGTTTGGCTAGAACTATTATATACATAGCTAGTACCTTTTTGATACTCGTAACCATTAGTGATTCGTGTAGTTGAGCCAAATAATGTACCTATGCCTGCTTGGTTCCATATACCTCCACCACCTTGGCTATATACAGAACTAATCTGCTCAACACCATAGTAAACATAGTAACTATAATAACTTCTTTGGTAAGCAGTGTATGTTCCAATTACAGAAGTTACGAATGTAGTAGTAGTATTAAAGCTGGTAGTAGTATTATGGTCTACAGTAAGGAAAGTAGTAGTACGATACTCAGCAGTAGCTCTCGAAGTTCCTGTAGCTTTAGAAGTTGCGTATACAGTACCAAATGTAGTAGTCGTGTTAAAACTTGTAGTAGTATTATGATCAACAGTACTACGAGACGTATTTCTTGAAGTATCAAATACTGTGGTACGAGATGTGTTTCTCGATGTATTAAAAGTTGTTGTAGTATTATGATCTACAGTACTACGAGACGTATTTCTTGACGTATCAAATGTAGTTGTAGTATTATGGTCTACAGTTAAGAATGTAGTCCCAAAAACAGTAGACGTAGTATAGGACGTAGTAGTATTAAAAGCAGTAGACGTACCTCTGCTAGTTCCTCTACTTGTGTTCGTTCCAAATACTGTGCTTGTATTATAAGCAGTAATGGTAGTACGACTTGTAGAAGTTGCTCGACTTTCTCCTGTATTACGTGCAGTATTAAAGACTGTAGTAGTATTAAATACAGTAGTAAAGGATGTAGTAGTTCCAAAAGTAGTAGATGTTGTATACGCTGTATAAGTCGCACGACTTGTACCAGTAGTACGTGACGTTCCGCGAGTAGTGTTTCTGCTAGTATTTGTTGAGAACGTTGTACTTGTAGTATAAGCAGTGTAAGTAGCTCTGCTTGTTACCGTTGATCTAGACGTTCCGCGAGAAGTGCTTCTGCTAGTATTAGTTGCGAATACTGTATTTGTTGTATAAGCGGTTAGGGTAGCTCTACTTGTAGCAGTAGTACGACTTTCCGCAGTTGTACGAGTAGTGATAAATGTAGTAGTTGTATTAAATACTGTAGTAGTTCCACGACTTGTACCAGTTGATCTTGTAGTTGTAGTATTTTTACCTGTAGCAATAGAAGTAGTAAATGTAGTTACAGTATTGAATGCTGTGTATGTTCCACGACTTGTAGCAGTACCACGAGACTCTCCAGTTGTACGAGAGGTGTTAAATACTGTAGTAGTACCAAATACTGTGGTTGTGTTACGGTTAGTACCAGTATTTCTACTTGTAGCCGTGTTTCTACCTGTAGCTATACCTGTAATAAATACAGTATTTGTAATAAATGCAGTGTATGTGTTACGGCTTGTACCTGTAGCTCTACTTTCTGAAGTTGTACGAGATGTGTTAAATACTGTAGTAGTATTAAACGCAGTAGTAGTACCGCGACTAGTACCCGTTGCTCTTGTAGTTGTGGTATTTTTACCTGTAGCAATAGAAGTTACAAACGTAGTTGTAGTGTTGAAAGCAGTATAAGTATTGCGACTTGTAGCAGTACCACGAGACTCACCCGTTGTGCGAGTAGTAATAAATGTAGTTGTGGTGTTAAATACTGTTGTAGTTCCACGACTTGTACCAGTATTTCTGCTTGTAGCAGTATTAAGACCTGTAGCTATACCTGTAATAAATACGGTGCTAGTGTTAAAAGCAGTATAGGTATTTCTGCTGGTACCAGTTGATCTGCTTTCTATGGTAGTACGTGAAGTATTGAATACTGTGTTTGTGTTAAATGCTGTAGTAGTACCACGGCTTGTACCGGTAGATCTAGTTGTAGTTGTATTTACACCAGTAGCGATAGAAGTTACAAACGTAGTTGTAGTATTAAATGCTGTGTATGTGTTACGACTTGTAGCAGTGCCGCGAGACTCGCCCGTTGTACGAGTAGTAATAAATGTAGTTGTCGTGTTAAATGCAGTAGTTGTGTTTCTGTTTGTACCAGTTGTACGACTGGTTGCAGTGTTTAAGCCTGTAGCTATGCCTGTGATAAATACAGTATTTGTGATAAATGCAGTGTATGTGCTACGACTTGTGCCAGTAGATCTACTTTCTGAAGTTGTGCGAGAAGTATTAAATACTGTAGTAGTGTTAAACGCAGTAGTAGTTCCACGACTTGTACCAGTTGCTCTAGTAGTTGTAGTATTTCTACCAGTACCTAAACTTGTATTAAATGTAGTAACAGTGTTGAAAGCAGTATAAGTGCTACGAGAAGTAGCTGTGCTCTTAGACGTACCAGTTGTACGAGTAGTGATAAACGTAGTTGTAGTATTAAACGCAGTGGTTGTACCACGGCTTGTACCAGTAGTTCTTACCGTAGTAGTGTTTCTGTCTGTACCAATACTTGTTTGGAATGTAGTGCTGGTGTTGAATGCAGTAGTAGTATTTAGACCAGTTCCGGTAACGTTATTTGTGTTAAATACAGTAGACGTGGTTGTACCAGTATTAAACGTAGTTGTAGTATTAAACGCTGTAGTAGTATTACGACTAGTTCCAGTTACTTTAGATGTAGCTGTGGTTCTAGTCGTGTTTCTAGAAGTAATAAATGTGGTGTTGAACGCAGTTGTACGACTAGTCTCTGTAGACTTTGAAGTGTTAAACGTTGTCGTTGTGCTACGGCTAGTACCAGTTGCTTTTGAAGTTTCAAATACAGTATTTGTACTACGAGAAGTTCCACGAGACGTATTAAACGTGGTGTTGAATGCTGTGATTGTGTTAAACGCAGTTGTACGAGTTGTTTCAAATACTGTACCGCTTTCACGAGTAGTTTCAAAAGTAGTAGTACGAGAAGTTTCTGTAGCTAAAGTAGTTCCGCGAGAGGTATTAAACGTAGTGTTAAACGCAGTAGTTGTATTAAATGCTGTAACAAATGTAGTAGTAAAAGTTGTAGTAAATGCTGTAGTTGTGCTTACAGTAGTATCTACACTTGTTGCAAACGTAGTAGTACGACTAGTAGCAGTACTAGCAGAAGTTCCTAAAGAAGTTTCAAATGTTGTGTTAAACGCAGTAGTAGTATTAAAAGCTGTAGATGTTGCTGTAGAAGTAGCTGTTATAGCCTGCCACGCAGTAGAAAAAGTTACGTCACCTTTTGCTAGTACGTATCCAACAGAACGTAAAGTGCCTGCGGTGGCCTTTACTATTATTTGCTTTGGCTCTACTAGGGCGGAGCCATTCCACACCTTGATAGTCATGTTATACTATATACCAGACATAGCCAGTTGGCTTCCCAGACCCATCAGTAGGTACAGTGCTTGTAACTTCAGAAATATCATTATTAAAGTCTGATAAATTATCTGGCGTACTATAACTGAACACACCCGTAGCGGCATTGTAAGCAAGATCCCCAGTAGCAGAAACTGCATTTCTAGCTCGGGTTGTTGAAAAGTAAGGTTTGCTAGGATCTTCGGCGAGATCGGCAGTAGTTCTGTCGTTTATACGTATAACAGTGCCGTCGCTTTTTTTAATATACATAAGACCGTCATATGTATTTATAGCAACTTCACCTAAGGCTAGTTGTGATGCATTTGGTGCGGTATCTGGCGAAGCCGAACGCTTTAATTTAATAGTTTGTGCCATGTGGCTCTCCTAGAGACTTGCGTATATACGCAGGAGTGGATATCGAGGTTTATAGGAGAATTATAGCGTAAGAGGATTAGAAAGTCAAGGAGTTTTTTTGGGAAGGTAGCTGAGCAACGAGTTGTTGCCCAGCATTTTTAGAGCTTTTTAGAAAGTACCGCCGTCTAGTTCGGTAATTTGTGCTTCGAAGTTAGCAACTGTAAGTAGGTTAGAATAGTTAGTTCCATCTACGGTAGTTTGCCAAATGTCTGTAGTTTCGTTCCAACGTAAAGAAACGTTTGCAGAAGTTCCACGTTCTACTTCAATACCTGCGTGAGCGCTTGGAGTACCAGCTTCATCTTTGTTTAAAACAATGATGTTATCGCCAATCTCTACAGTAGTAGAGTTAACAGAAGTTGTAGTACCTTGTACAGTTAAGTCGCCTGCAATAATTACATCAACACCTGATCCATCACCTAATGTAAGGTCAGCACCATTATCTGTAGTAATTGTGGTACCATCTAAGCTAAGGTTATCTACGCCTAATGAGGTTAGTCCAGTTAAGTCAGACTCACTTGATCCTAAAGTTAAAGTAGTTGAACCTAAAGTTGTACTAGAGTTTGCTAGATTGGCGTTAGGTAACGCACCAGAAACATCTGCTGCTAAGTCAATAGCACCCAAAGTGATTTCTTGACCACTTAAAGATAAATAGTCATGAGAAGTAGTATTAAGAGTTACATTAGTAGAGTTATCAGTACCTGCTACATCTACATTTATTAGAGTACGTACTTCACCAGCTGTAATACCTGTTTCTAAAGCAGGTGTTCCTGCATTATCATAAATAGCAGGAGTTTCGCCAGAGTAGGCAAATGTTATTGTATTATCTGTAACAGTAGTAGTAATGTCTGTACTACCAGTAAATGTTAGTGTTTCGCCCGTATTATAAGTATCGGTATTGGTACCATCACTAAGTGTAATGCTACTAGATGATGGAGCTTGCCATGCAGTTTGTCCAGAACCATTGGTAACAAGAACATTTCCTGCATTACCGTCTGCTTGTGGCCAATTTACACCATCTAATACTAAGTCACCAGTACCATGTGGAGTTAATGTTAAAGCACCATTTGTGTCGGTACTTGTAATAGCATTACCATCAATAGTAATATTATCAACGTTTAACTGATCAATTTTCTTGCTAGAATCTACAATAATAGCACTTGAAGCTGTTAAAGTACCTGCTGTGTGATCAAGCATATCGGTAAAGTATTTACCACCGATTACTGTAACATCGCCTGTACCAGGATTACCAATAAATAGTTTATTACTGGTACCTTCTGATGAATAAGCTAATTCACCTTGGTTTAGTGTTGCGGGAGTAGCCGTAGTGCTACTGCGTTTTATCTTAATTACTTGAGCCATATTGGTCTCTCCAGTAGCCTTTAATTAAAAGGCTCCTCCGTCCTGAACACCATCCTCTTCGGCAGTGACTAAAGGAAACCAATCAGTAGTTCCTTCAACAGTTCGGTAAACATAAAAAATGTCATTTGTTGTATCGTACCAAGTATCACCAATTTCTACATTGGAGCCAGAAGGCTGCGCAGGGGTACGAAAATCCTGAGCTGCGATTTGTTCGAGAGCCCCTTGTAAATTTGTTGCACTAATGTATCCAGTAGGATTTACAACAACAGAAGTTGCCCCTACATCTGCAAGAGCTAAATTAGCTTGTACTTCAGTAGTAGTACTAGAGACAGTAACTTCTGTAATATACGGTGCAATTTGTATGCTAATAGCCATTATTTAGTTACTTCCGCTACAACAGTTGCCTGCCCCTCCAAGAGTCTAGTTACCATATCATCATTTTCAGTAAAAAGCTCTAGGTCATAAAAATATATTCCTGCCGTAAGTGCAGTTGTGGTAGAGTTTCCGAGTGCCATTTTTACTTGTCCATTAGCAGCATCTGTCACAGTACAAGTAAACGTAGCAGCCGCAGACGCGTCAGTTTTCTTTTGACGCATTTGAGCACGAGCTGAGTAGCCCGTTAAGTTTTTAGCGGATCCGTCCTCAGACAGTGTTAACTGAATCGCAAAATCAGATCCCTGTTCGATCGTTAAGTTATATGTTGCTGCTGGCATTTATCTTTCTCCTATGTGTGAAATTATATCAAGGTGATCATTTTTAGTCAAGTTATTTTTTTGGGTAGGTATATAAGTATTTAGTTATTTAAAAATTTTCTTAGCCAATTCTCTTTATCTAAATGGGTCATAAATAGAGGTCTGTATATAATGGGCAATTCCCAAATACTACTACGCCATTTAGGTACAGTGTTAGAAACCTTTTCTTTAAATAAAGCTACAGAATCTTTTTGGGCAAACTTTTTTTGTATAGAGCCCTCTGTGGTTCTATCTACTATGTACATGTCACTTGACATAGTTAAACAGTAGCATAAATTACCTTTTTGATGCTCTGCTAGCAGTTGATAAGAATACAAATGATCTTCTGCTACAGGCAAGTCTTCGCTCATCTTTATTTTAGCTGATTTTTTACTCTGAAGTATAATAAAATCCGTAGATTTTGGTAAATCTTCTGACCATATATGAGACTCTCCTATGCCTAATTTTTTACTCGGAGTAACTAAACTAATACCCCATACTCCGGCTTGTAAATCTTCCGAAACTTGAGCTACGTGTCCTGCATTTACTTTAGTATTTAAAATATCTGTAGGTATAACCCCAAGTACATCAATACAAGGAAACTGTTTTATGTGGCTATATAAGGACTTTATATAGGAAGGATATAATAAGTCATCTCCATCTATTTGGCTAATAAAGTCACAGTTACTATTTAAAAATAAGTCTAAACAAGAGTTTTTACCTTTTCCAGGTAATCCATTACTTTCTGTTTGTATAACAGGATACGGCAGCTTTAACTTTAATACTTCTTGAAAATAGTTAGAATTAGTAGAATTTACTACTATAATAGGAGTAAGTTCAACCTCGGGTATTTGTTTAATTTCTAATAAATTATTTACAATTCTTACTAACTTTTCTATACTATTTGTGGTTAGTATAGTAAGCATTATTTTTACCTTCATACTTAATCCTCTGTATTAAAGAAAAAAGTCTGAAAAAGTCTGGCATTAGTTTTATCTGTACCAAAACCTGGAAGTACACTTCTATGGTAGTAATTAGCATCGTATATCACTGCTCTATTATATAAATTTTTAGCTTCTGCTATAATTTCCCAATCCGATTCTAAAGTTTTATGTTTGTTAAAGTCTACTAGGGCTTCTTTTGAGTGTTTATATATGCCCGTAGGTTTATGTCTGTAAATAGCAGTGCCAGAGTCCAGAGGAGCATCTGGTGTTAGGTAAACTACACATGCCCAGCTTGTCTGATCGTGATGTATCCAGGTAGTTGCATCTTGTGTAGTATATTGAAACGCAGTGTTGTACTCTGCAGGCCAATAAGTTATTTTTTTGTTAAGTATTTTTTCAAAAGTTTTTTGAATTTCGTAAAACCATGCACCTCCACAAGCTTTAGTGCGTTTTCCAGGGTAGTTCCCTGTTATATTAAACTCCCAGGATAGTGCTAGTTTTCTAACACTATCCGGATCTTGATAAAAATTATCTTGTATTATAAACATATATGTTATCCTAGGTTGCCGATTTTTACTCTGATATTACCAGATCCATCGTATATTAAAATTCTATTGTTAGTTCCGTCTATCCCTAGCACGTTTTCGTTCGTACCTCCCGGCGTATAATTAGACGCTCTAGAATACTCTGTAAAAGTTGTGCCAGATCCAGAATATTCCCAAGCTCTATCTGAAGGTATATGCCAGTATACGTCTCCTGCTAAAGCAGGGCTTTTTACATTTTCTATTGCTACTTTTTTATTAGCGTCTGTAGCTATAGTAGAACCTGTATCAAATGCTATAGTGTTTCCTGCCGCGCCTTGTGCTCCAATCTCCCCTTGAGGACCTGTTTCACCTTGAGCACCTTGCTGTCCTTGAGGGCCTTGAGCACCTTGGGGCCCTGTTTGACCTTGGGCTCCTTGTTGTCCTTGTGGACCTTGATCACCTTCAGCACCTTGAGGCCCTGTTTCACCTTGTGGACCATCATCACCCTGAGCACCTTGGTCACCTTGAGCACCTTGAGGTCCTGTTTCACCTTGAGGACCATCATCCCCTTGAGGACCTTGATCACCTTCTGCACCTTGAGGTCCTGTTTCACCTTGAGGACCATCATCCCCTTGAGGACCTTGATCACCTTCTGCACCTTGAGGACCAGTAATACCTTGAGCACCTTGTTCGCCTTGAGGACCTTGATCACCTTCTGCACCTTGAGGACCAGTAATACCTTGAGCACCTTGTTCGCCTTGAGGACCTTGGTCACCTTCTGCACCTTGAGGACCAGTAATACCTTGAGCACCTTGTTCGCCTTGAGGACCTTGGTCACCCTCAGCACCTTGAGGACCAGTAATACCTTGAGCACCTTGTTCGCCTTGAGGACCTTGGTCACCTTCAGCACCTTGAGGGCCAGTAATACCTTGAGCACCTTGTTCGCCTTGAGGACCTTGGTCACCCTCAGCACCTTGAGGACCTGTTTCGCCTTGAGGACCATCATCACCTTGTGGACCTTGATCACCCTCAGCGCCTTGAGGTCCTGTAATACCCTGTGCACCTTGCTCACCTTGAGCACCTTGGTCACCTGTAGCACCTTGAGGGCCTGTAATACCTTGTGGACCTTGCTCACCTTGTGGTCCTTGCTCACCTTGGTTACCTTGCAAGCCTTGAGGACCTTGAGCTCCTTGCTCTCCTATAGGACCTTGAGCGCCTACTACTAGGAAAGCAGAATATGCATGAAAACTAGAAGCATCTATAGCAGAGGAGGAGGCTTCCTGAGCGTAAGTTTGGTAATTTATATTAGTAACACCTCCCGGCACTCCGGTAGCTATTCCGTATATAGAGTAAGTTCCACCTACAGTTGAAAAACTTGCATTTACTGTTTGTTTTCCTACGGGTGTTAGTTTATTATAGTTTATTATTTCATACCATAAAGTATCTACTAAGACATCTTCTACTAACTCTTGGGTCCCAGGCTCTTTATTAGATACGGAATCATCTCCTCCCCATACCCAGTGTTTCCCTGAGTGTAAAACAAGATCTCCATTATCATAGCTAGTAGAAGAAGACCAGGCACTTTGATTAGCAGGGGCACCTCCATAATCTTCATCAGAAGGATCTAAATAACCTCTAGGAGCATTTGAGTAGTAAGGAAAGACTGTTTCTCCAGTATCTCCTACAGCTCCCTGCAGTCCTGCACCTCCTTGTGGGCCAGTAATACCTTGAGGACCTGTCTCACCTTGAGCACCTTGAGGGCCTTCACCACCTTGTGGACCAGTAATACCTTGAGGACCTTGGTCACCTGTAGCACCTTGAGGACCTGTCTCACCTTGAGCACCATCAGCACCTTGAGGACCTTGGTCACCTGTAGCACCTTGAGGACCTGTCTCACCTTGAGCACCATCAGCACCTTGTGGACCTTGATCACCTGTTGCACCTTGAGGACCTGTCTCACCTTGAGGACCATCATCACCTTGAGGACCTTGATCACCTATATTACCTTGAGGACCTGTTTCACCTTGAGGGCCGTCTTCACCTTGAGGACCTTGATCACCCTCAGCACCTTGAGGACCTGTTTCACCTTGAGGACCGTCTTCACCTTGAGGACCTTGATCACCCTCAGCACCTTGAGGACCTGTCTCACCTTGAGGACCGTCTTCACCTTGAGGGCCTTGATCGCCGATGTTACCTTGAGGACCTGTCTCACCTTGAGGACCGTCTTCACCTTGAGGGCCTTGATCACCGATGTTACCTTGAGGACCTGTTTCACCTTGAGGACCGTCTTCACCTTGTGGACCTTGATCGCCTATGTTACCCTGTGGACCTTCTTCACCTTGAGGACCGTCTTCACCTTGAGGACCTTGGTCACCTATATTGCCTTGAGGGCCTTGTTCTCCTTGTGGACCTTCTTGACCTTGAGGCCCTTGATCACCTATATTACCTTGAGGACCTGTTTCACCTTGAGGACCCTCTTCACCTTGTGGACCTTGTTCACCTTGAGCACCTTCTTCACCTTGAGGACCTTGATCACCTTCAATGCCTTGAGGGCCTTGAGCACCACGAATAGACTTAGTAAAGGTTTGAACTCTAGTGTAGGTTGTTTCACCTCCTACGCCATCTACAACAACTATCGTAAAGGTAATACTTCCGGTATTTGCACTAAGAGCTGTAATACTACCTAGTGTGTAAGAATTTGAGTCTGTAGTAGGAGTGCTATCTTCTGTAACATTAGTAGAAGATACATTAGTAACTCTAAACGACGGAGTTTGGTATTCTTCACTATCATCATAAGGTATATAAGTATTTCCTATAATTGCTTTGATAGTAGTACTTGTATTGGTAAAATCTAATGTGTCGTTTTCAAGAACTGGTACACTACAGTTTTCATTACTAAGTACTATATTTACGCCGTCTACTACTCCGTCAGCTACGCCCTCTACGCCTGGGTATCCGCTTAAAGGATGATACGCAGAGTATAGTCTAGAAACTTTATTTCCGTTTTGAGTATCAATCTGCGTAACTACATGTCTTATCCAGTAGTATCTAGTCTCTGTTTCTGTAGAAAGTATTTTATCCAGGAATATATTGCCAGAGGTAGTACCTATTTTTTCCGCATTAGCAAAACTATCGTCTGTGGATCTCCAGATTTCTGTATCAAAAGCAGCTTCATTAAAGTCTGAAGAATTAGTCCAAGTAAGTTCTATACCACCTTTTCTTGAGTTTAAATTTTGTGCTAAATCTGAAGGAGAAAGTACACGTACAATTGGACTTGCTTGTGGAGCTTGATACATTGGAGCTACAGCTGAATTTAAACGCTCTAATATATAAGCATCATCATTATGCTCTACGGCTACAACCTGTACAAGATTATTAGAGTCTGCTTTCAGTGTTTGTATTCTAAATAATTTCTTTTCCCAGTTAAATCTAGGATAAGTTATGGCAATTATTTCTCCAGAAAGAAGTAAGTAAGACTTAGGAGACAACGTTAACGATATAGATAAACCCGCTCTTGATTCGTCAAGAAGTTGTTTAATATTTAGACGAGCATTATAGTAGTTAGAGATACCACCTGCTTTAAAGTTTCCTTGACGTTTAATACCTTTATCTTCTTCCAAATAAACTGAATTAAAGAAAGATAAACTTCTAGTATTGAATGAGTTAGAAGGGTCTACTATAGATGCTGTAATAGCATTATACGTTTTATTTATACCCTTATCTTCTAACTTTATATCACCTATAATATCATCTTCTGTGATAATTTCAATAGCAGGATCAAAGTTTTCAATAGCTTTAGCTTTTGTTTTTACTTTTAAATAGTATTTTCCTTGCTGGTATCGTAAAATACCATTAAATTGGCTCAGTAAATTATTTACGTTTTCAAAAACAGATGTAGAGGTATCAATAACAATATTTGTCTGGTGTCTAGTAACGTATCTTTGGTCTTGGCTGTCCCAACCTAAGTACTTCCAGTAGAGAACAGAATCAGAGTCGTACAAAGAGTATCCAGTAACAACAGCAGTTTCATTGTTGTCTAGAGTAGTGATTTGTTTAACGATAGGATTTTGATCTCCACCGTTCATAACATCTGTACTAGTGTTTACTGTTATATCGTTAGAAGTTCCAGTTAATGTCAGAGTTCCAAAAGCACCTGTAGGCTTAACAATAGTTCCTTTAGAGGTTACAATTGAAGCGGTTAAAGTGCTGTCTTCATAATGGTAAACTAAGTCGTTTACTTCATACTCTTTCCAGTCAAACCATTTTTTACCTAATTTTCCTATAACGTCTGTAAATACTACTTGTTTGTATGTAGTACCTTTGTATGTTTTTAACTCTACAGACTCTACAGTACCTTTAAACATTAACTGGCCTGTAGCAGGGTATCTATATTCTTGACCTACTTGTACAGTAGAATATTGACCACATAAAATTGTTACGTCAGAACGCTGTTCACAAGCTAATGCTGACTCGTAAAAACTAGGTAAATCAATTAAATCTAAAGACAAGCCTTTACCGTATCGCTCACTAGTTAAGTAATCTAACAATTGTAGCGCAGGGTTTATTGTAACCCTATAGTCTCCGAAGTTATTTGTAGAAACTATAGAAGTAGAGTGCCCATAGCTATATGAGTAACCAGTAAGATCTAAAGTACCTTCTACTATTAAAATGTTATTAGTGTCAATAAAAGTCTGAAAGCTTGAGTCCTCCGGAGAAAGTACGGACTTAGTATATGTAGTGCTGCCCTCTTTTGTGAATTTTACATTTAAACTACTTATTACAGATAGTGCAGATGTGTCTGAGCTGTCTCTTGTATAGGCGCTTACATTTTTAAACTCTAAATCTACAGAATCTATTGTTACACTTTGAGTATCAGAGTATAAGTCTACAAGCTCTCCTGAATTTTGTAAAGTATAAGTAGGATTTGAAAAGAATTGATCAAGATTTGAGTTTTTCTGCACTACTCTTGCTTTGAAGGTAGTAGTATTTATAGAGTAAAGAGTTACTCTAAATGTTGCATCCGTTGTGCCCTCTGTAAGAGAAAGTTGCAGAGAAAAAGCCTGGTCATTAGTATTTTTTAAGGCTTTTATTAAGTTTTTGTCAAAAGTAGATAAACCTGATAAGTCAATATCATAGTATGCTGATACTAAATCGCTAGGAGTTCTTTTTAATTCTGGGTCGTAAGAAAATACTTGCTTAGTAGATACTCTTGTTAGACTAACATCAGTTAAGTCTGAGGGATTAAGTCTAGAGCCTACGTCATACTCATCGCTTGTAGCTGCGGTTGTACCAGAGAAAGACTCTGATACCATGACCCAAGAATCGCTTCCAGAGGTCATAGTTATGCTTTTAGCCTCCCCAGCGTCTATTATATCTTGTACAGATTGAGTAGCACATTTTACTTTAAAACGTACGTCTAAACTGCCGTCAGCACTGTACAAAGTAAACTTATCTACAATTTCGGCTGAAGAAGTTTGTCCAGTATTTAAAGTTATGGTTACTGTTTGTCCTAAGTAAAAGTTATCTGCTTCTGCTGGATCAGTAGTACCTCTATAAGTACCATCATAGTTTTGACAATTTACATATTTGCCTTTTACTACATAAGAATACTCTCCTGCTTTTCCACTTTCTGAGGTAACAGTATCTTTTGTTACAACGTATGCAGTGTCAAGTAACTGGTGGTTAGCTGTCCAATATTCGCTAGGGTCTTTATCGTAGTAGTCATTTTGTACTAAAAATTTACCTTGAGAGGCGTTTTTAACTAAGGTAGGGTCAGCTCTTTGGTTATCGAGCCCTGCGTGGAAAGTAAAATGTAAATCATTATTTGATTTCCAAGAAAATGTTTTACCGTGTGTAATACCCGTATTACTTACAAGTCTATGTTGAAACGCATCACTTAATTCATAAGATGCCTGATACAGTCTATTTGTAGTTGGAGTCTGTATTCTTTCATAGTTTTCGTCGCCTAGTAAGAAAGCTTCAGTTTGTATGGCAGAAGATTGATCTAAGGTATAAAAGTCTGCTCCGCCTAGTACATCGCCTTTGTCCATTCTTCCAATACAGGCTACTCCTGCTTCAGCGTCACTTCCTACATAGCGACTGTCATAGTCTGCTTTATTAGAGCATATTAAACCTTTGTTATTATCAGTGTATACGTCATAGACTCCACCAATAGGACCTTCACACAATACATTAGCTGTATATAGCTCTGTTTTACCTTCTGCAATATTATCAGATGAGTTACTATCACGGGTAATAATTACATCGGCAAATACAGGTACAGCATCTATTTTTTGAACACCATAAACTACAGGTATGAATTTAGCTTGTAAATTAAAGCTAACGTCAAGCTCTCGCTCTACTTCATAAGTTTCTATGGAGGTTTTTTGCATCCCAAAAAGACCTGCCAAACCACCACGTTTACGTATTTTTGGTCGTGTAGCTGTATCTGTGTATTGTGCGCTTACATTTAAAGCCGAGTCTGCGTGCTCAAAACCTTTGTCATCTTTATACGCTGGAGAAATTAAGGCTCCTTCTGAGGAAAACCCTGACGCGTCTAGTGCTCTGTGGTACTCATCTGAAGTTAAACGTCCTTGAACGCCTACAAAGTCTGCCCAGTGGCTAGTAAGATTCCATGTGATTGCTGCCTCTCCAGATGCCTTATCTGAAATAGAAGACTTACTAATAATTCCCTTAAAGAAAAAGATAGGGTCTGTATGATACCACTCTCCTGTAGTAGGATTTGAATAGATTTTATAAATGTCAACAGAACGGTTTACATAGTTCGAGTAGCTAAGAGATGCAGTGTTAGGTATAAGTCCAGAGACTTCAGGGTTAGCATATTCTATATCAAAAGCAGTACTTAAAACTGTAGGAAAGCCTGCGTCATCTAGTGCCGTATACTCTACTTCAGTTCCAGAACTTTTTAATTTATCAATTCGTACATTGTGTACATTAGAAGTAGATCTAGAAGATAGAACTATAGTGTCGCCTGGATAAAACCCAGACTTAAAAAGGTCAATAGAAGTGGTAAAAGTACCTGTAGATCCTTTTGCTGTTGAAGTATTGTTTGTTATGGTAGATACTGCGTAGGCACCTAACTTAGCAGCAGAAAGAACCAAGTTTGAGTTACTTGCTTTTGCTTGAGTAGCTTCTTCAATTGCACCTACTTTTAAAAGTGACCCAGGTCTATACGTCTGTCCATCCCATTCTACATCATGAGGTGCGTCAGTTAAGTAAACAAAATCTAAGGCAGAATCTGACTCTTTTTTGTTCGAAGGTTTTTCAAATTTTACTAGGTGAAAAGTATTAAAAGGATTGTTAGCTATAAGCGCATCTTTTAAACTTTGCGGAAGATTTCTGATTGCCATGTAAGTACTCGATTAACTTTAGGCGGAAGGCCTGTTACATTTATAATTTTCTAAATTATAACAAGACCTACCTTAGTTGTCAAGTAATTTTTTTCCGACGTTATACTAAACACTCTTTCAGCTTGAGAGATAAGCTATATAAGCCATTAGTATCAATAGAATAAGATATAGTATCAGAATCTGCAAGTACTTGCATTTTTGGATAAGCAAAAACCGCATCCGCTGAAGTATTTCCTAATACTTTTTTCTGCAAAGAGGGAGAGATAGTAATACTTGTAGATGTAGGTATGGTAGTTACCTGATACGCCTTTACATGGGTATCATCACCCGGATCTGCAATATAAAACATATCACCAACCTCTACTCCAGTAGTATTTGCAATAGTTAAAGTAGACGACCCCGCTTCAGCGGTAGCTGTTACCTCTTTATCTAATACAGATGGTTTATAGTGTTGCGGTAAACCTACTAAGAAAGGCTCTAGGCTTGCTTGGTGTTTTAGTAAAAATCCATATACTGTATTAAACTGGGCTTTAGTAAGTGGATTATACTTTATACTTACGTTCCACTCATGAAACATATTTATCTGTCTAAAAGAAATACCAGACCTAGATCTATTAGTGACTACTGGTTGTACAGATTCTACAGTCATACTGGCAAAGCCAGGACCGTAAGATCCTAGCGCTGCTTCCCCTTCTTCATCTATAGGACTTAGTGGGTCTGGTAGTGTATTTTGAATTGCCATGTTATGCCTCTAAAGTATTGACACTTTCTAAGAAAGTCTCTCCGTTTGAATTTGCTGCTTCTCGTAGCATTCCAATAATATTTCCGCGCTGATTTAGAAGAACTTCTTCCACGCCTTGTGCGTCTACCGCTGATATGTTTATGTTTGCATTTACAGTTGGCTGTAAGCCTGCCGCTGTTTCGTCTGCTGGTACTATAGTACCTGGACGATCTGGAACAAACATTTCTGGTCCTTGCTCTCCAACTACAAATGCTGTGTTACCACCTGCGGCTCTATATTTTGCACCAGTAAATGCAGGAGTAAAGTTATTAGCTCCACCAATACCTTGATTTCCTCTCATATAACCTAATTCACCGGCTGCAGATCTAGAGCTTGCCATATCTATAGAAGAACCTCTTTTACCTGCAGACACTGAAGTAGGTGCAGAAGTATCAGCAGAAGCTGATCCTCCATTATATGTCATTCCAGATATTAAGGATACTTGAGCCATACCCATAGCACCTACGAGTCCTGCTAGTATCATATTATAAGGTGCTGGTGCTGAAGATAGAGCTTGAGTTATACCTGTTGCTGTACCGATAATAGCTTGAGCCATTTTCATTTTTTTGTCTTGCTCAAAAGCTTTACGCTTCATTGCTTCTTTTTTAGCTTCTAGAGATTTTAACTTAGCTACGCTTTCTGCTGATTTTCCATCTAAGGCTTTTTCTCTTTCTATCTGCTTATCAATTCCAGCGATTGCACTTCTAGAAGCTGCACTCATTGCAGATGCTAATGCACTTACGGAAGCGCCTACTACCTGGAGTGCGGCACCTACTACCTCGGCTTGCTCTGCTAAATTCATGCTACTAAATGCTTCAGACATTGAGGTAAAGTTACTCTTAGTTCTTTCATTAAAAGATTTAAGGACAGAAGTAGAAACTTCTCCAAAGTGCATAACACTGTCAGTGATCTTAAACATGCCTTCTTGCAATCCAGCAATCAGCTCTCCTTCAGGACCTAGCTTACGTAACTCTTCTCCTAAAGGCTGTAGCATATTACCCATAGCAGCAATTTTATCTCTAGTACTAGCTTCGTCTATACTAAATAAACCTCCGTCTCCAGTAGCTGCCTGTAGTCTTTCGTAAAAAGACCCTGTTGCAGTTTTTCCAAACTCAATAGCTTTTGCAGCGGCATCCGCCAAAACATCTGCATTTACGGATTTTTGGTGCTCTGCTTGATCATCAATATCTTTTAAGGCGTCTTTTCTGTTTGATCCAGAACCTACTTGTGCTGATGTTATATTAGATTGAGAGGCTGTTAACTTAGTCGCTAAATCAACATCACCTGCCTCATTAGCTTTTTTAATTTGCATATCTAACTGAGCCGAAAGTAAAGCATACTGCGCGTCTATTAAGTCATACTCTATTTTAACTTTAGTTTTTAAAACCTCTAGCTGTGCGTCTCTATTTTTCGCTTCTAACTCTTGAGTCTTTTTAACTATTAAGTACTCTTCTTTTGGGCCTAGGTCTCTAGAAGTAGATCCAGGTTCAGATGCTTTTTTCAATTTTAACTGTATTCTGTAAGCTTCTACACCTCTAGCCGTAGCTTTTTCTGCTAACTGCAATTGCTTTTCTTTCATAGCTAGACTGGCTTTTTCAATTTGCTGTATAAACTGAACTATAGCTAACTCACCTTTTGTTACCTCTACCAAGTTTTCTGCTTTATCAATTGCTTGCTCATCGAGTGTGTTAAGTTTATTTTTATTTGCTCTTATTTTATTAGTGAGATTTATGTACTCGGCGCTCTGTTTATTTATATCTGTAACGCCGTTTTTATGCTCGTCCATAGACTCTAAAATCTTTTGATCTGCATCTATTGTAGCTTGTACACCAGCTTTCTGTGCTTTTATAACATCGTTAGTTAACTTTAATACGTTTTTAAGTGTTCTTGTAGATAAGCCACCCTTAGCTTTTTCAGTTGCTAATTGTTCTTTAGCTACTGCTAAAACACCTTTGTTTGTTTCTAAAGTTTTTGCAGAAGCAGTAAGTACTGTAGTAACGCCATCTATGTTTTTGTCTATAACATCTTTAGCTTCTTTCTCTATTGCTAGGTTTTTCTTTTTGAGAGCAGCGGCTTTATCTAGTAGTTCTTGTGCTTTCGCTCGCTGTGCATTCTCTTCATCAATAGTAGAACTAAAACTAAATAAGCGGAAACCTTGATTTTGTAAAGGAGCTAAAATTGCGTTAGCTTCTTTTTCTAGATCTTGAGCAGCTTTTTTATTTAATTCTACTTCAATTTGTTTCTCTGATACTCCAAGTATTGCCGCTTGCATAGCAGACAAGCTTTCAAGCACTATCGTTGCACTTTCTCCAAGTTTAGCAGACATTGCTTTTGAAGCCTCGCCTACTTGCTTAAGCCCAGAAGCCATTTCACTAATAGGGCTTTTAGGCTTTAACGAATTCATGTATTCATCTACAGATTTTCTAGATGCCTTAGCGGCTTCTTTAAAAACTGTTACAGTATTGGCAGCTTCTTTTTGTCCTTTTATAAATTCATTGAGTAAAGAAACTGCTTCTGTTTGATTTTTTGCATTATCAACGAGCTCTTTAGCATTGGCTTTATATGCTTGTGTAAGTACTGAACTAGACCCTATTAAGTCACGAATAGCTTTTTCTTGTGCATCCAAAACATCCCCATTGTTAGCGCCAGCTACATTAAGTGTATCATAAGACCCTTGAAATTGAGCCAAAATATTATCTAAGGCTGTATAGCTCGCTCCCAGAGTAAATATCTTAGTACTAGTCCCCGCAAAAGCTTTATCTACTTCTTTTAGGTTATCAGCCAATTCTTTATGAACTTCGCTTAAAGCTTCTATGTTCTTTTCTAACTCTTTTGTACCAGCACCTTTAAAGCCTTCGTATAAAGCTTTTGACGCTTGCCATACTAGAGTTATTACGAATATAATCTGACCTATAATAGGTATAGCGTTTAGCAATGCACTACCGAATAGTGTTGCCGCACCTGCTGCTGCTCTTAAACCTACGGCTATTTTAGAGCCTATGCCTGCTTGCTTTCCTATTTGTCTGAATTGAGCTGATGAATACCCAGCAGCAATTTTAACTTTATCCCAAGCTCCTGCAAGGTCGTCTGTAGTTTCTGCCATTTTTTGTAAGCCTCCGGCAGTTAGCTTAGACGTTCTAGAAGAACCTATAGCTTTTCTTTCAGTACTAGACTTACTTCCTCTTCCAGATTCTTTTTCTTGTAAAGATTGAGCTGTTGCAAGTAATTGTTGTGTTACTGCAAGCTCTTTTTTCTTTTCATTTGTAAGCTCTTTTGCTCCGTTAAGCCTAAATTGTTCAGATTTTTTTAGCTCTCGTATAGTAGTTTTTAAAAACTTAGCTTTATCATCTGCGTTCTTATACTCTGTAGCAAATTTAGCTACAGTTTTAGGTGCTATACCGCCACTTTTTAATTTAGCATTAGCATTGTTTATTTTTTGAAAGCCAGCTATTGTTTCTTGCTCTGCTTTTTTATAACTAGCACTTACTTTTCTGGAAGCATCTTTTGCTGATTTAGCATAAGCTTCGGCAGATTTTTTAGCGGCTTGTGCAGTCATCTCAATTCCAGGTACTATTTTAGATACTATTGAGGAGGCAAATACTGCCATTACGCCTATTAGAGCTGTAGGAGAAGAAGCTAAAAAAGACACTAATGGTTTGAGTACAGTATTTACAAGACTTAAGGCATTTTTACTTAAATCAGCAAAAGTTGCTGCTAGTCTATTATAAGGATTAGAGTCTACCTCATTGCCTATAGCTCCAAATTTAGCCTGAGCTTCATCTAATACAGCATTTGCAAACGCTTGTCGTTTTTCAAAGTTTGTAAGCTGGGCTGTAGTTTTGCCTACACTTCGAGCATAGTCTGCTGATGCAGTATCTAGTCTTACAAAAATACCTAATTCATCGAGTAATTCTGGCTCAAGTTTTGTTATACCGCGTGTAAGTCGTTGTATAGAGTCTTGCATATCTCTACCAAGAGCGGTAGACGCGTTTCTAGCTGCGACTGTTAGCTCTTGTACTTTAGAGGGATCTAAGCCTGCACTTGTTATAGATATAACTGAACGCATAGCCTCTTCCATACTTAAAGCAGCTCCACTAGCTTCTATCATACCCTTAGATAGGCTAGTCATAGCAAGACCTGAAGTTCTACCTAATTCACGTAAACCTTGAGTTAACTGGTCTACTTGAGCAGCTCTCTGTAAAACGCCAAAAGCCGCGGTAACGGCAAAGACGTTCGCGGCTAAGGTTGCGTAGGCAGGAACTAATCCACTATCAATACCTGTGGTCATTTTTGAAAATGCTTTGGTACTATTAGAGGTTGCGCCTGCTACGCCTTTTTGTTGTTTCTGGTAATTATCACCTGATTTTGCTAAGTCATCGTTTGCTTTTTTGGCTTTTTGGGTGTCTTTTTCAAGCTGACCCATGCCTTTGGAGTCTACATTAACCTTTACGTTGACGTCATTACTAGCCATTGTTTTTTCTCTTTAGCTTTTCTAGCTGTCTTTTGATTTCCTCAGAAGAAGCTTTTATAGCTCTTGAGTCAAGAAACGTTAGCACATCTAACGCCAACTCTCTGTCTTCAACTCCATATATATCAAACAATATAGGCAAGTTTGTATAGTCTTTGCCTATATAACCTATTTCAGGATATACTCTATCCCCTAAGGTATTAAAGATAATCATCGCTACCTGAATAGCCTCTGGCAAATCATCCATATCTGGAGGTATATGCTTAGGGTCTGGTTCAGTACCTAGTTGCTCGCACATATTAAAATAAGATTCACGAGTCATTTTTCCATCTAGGTTTTTATACAACGTCTCCAGCCGGTCTAGGGCTTCTTGCTTTTGGCTTTGCACGAAAGTAGTCTAAATCAAATACTACCTCATTTAGCCAAGAATCAAATTCAGTAGAAGAAGATACTAATAACTCAGCGTTATCTGCGTTGTATTCAAGCTCTACACTTAACTGATCTTCCGATACGTCAATAAGAAGTAAAGTAGATAAGTGGTCAAGAGTTAAACCTTTCCAACCTTTTACAGTGCTTTTAGTAAACTCAGTTACAAACTTCTCTTCATCTAAAGTTTCTGCTACAGCGCGTGTTTTTCGATCAAACTTCTGCACTGTGCAACGCTTGCGTAAACTGTTTAATTCCTTACGAGATAGATTAGCTACCTCTACTTCAAATCCTGGTAATCCTGGGAAGTCTACCCACACTGATTTAGTGTCTACCATTAACGATTTAAGATCCATTATTTCTCCTAGTATGTGTTGTATGTAAAAACAGAAGATAATGTTGGGTTGTAATTCATTCTCCAACTATAATCTTCTATATAAATTTCTTCAAATAAAGCTGTATTGGTCCAGGTAACGCTAGATAAATTTAAGTCTAGTCCGTAGTCTGTTCCGCTTTCCGATTCTCCTAAAGTTAGTCTAAGAGACGTATCTGTATCAAAGTTTTGAGCATCTGATACCGAGGATTCTTCTAAGTATTTTTTTATGTTCCCTGCTAATATGCGTTTTTCTATAGCATAGTCACTAGGGTACATGATTGAATCTACTCCAGATACTGATATAGCCTTATTTACAGTAGAATAAGGTGTCCATTTAATATCATTTTGTAGCTCTAAGCTCATAGATACTACATGATCAGAATAATCTGTGCCATTCCAATCAAAAGTAAGTATTTTTGCTATATTATATGTAGTAGTAGATGCCCTAGACTGTAAAGTACCTGGATAAGTATACGAGCTAGAAATTGCTGGTGCGTATAAACGCTTAGCTTGCCCACTTATATTCATTTTTAGTATAGAATCTTTAGAAATACTAACTGCGCCGTTTGTAATTATACAAGATTCTATTCTGAATACGTGCGAGTCACCCTCTACATATAAGTCAAACTCTGCGTAATCAATAAGCCTATCAAATACAACAGAATAATCGTCCTCACGAATTAAGTGTATTGTAAACTCAAAGTTTGCCGGATTTGCTTTAGTAATAGTACTAGCTTCAAACATATTTTCCGTATGTAAAGTTTTAACTGGATAACTATTTTCTGTTAACGTTTGGCTGGCAGAGATAGACTCTACCTCTACTGGGTAACGGTTCGCACCATAAACCACATAAACCTTAGTATTTGTTAAAAAGTTAAAAGAAGCCATAAATTCCTACATAGAATGGAGCGTAGCTCCTAGTTATACCGAAATTATAGCGTGAGAGAGGTTATAAGTCAAGGACTATTTTTTAGAGGAGTAGAAAAAAAGGGACCGAAGCCCCTTTTTGTTAATTATGCGCCTACGTATTTGATAGTAAGTTCATCGGTATCATCAACAGTAGAAGGTAATGCGTGGAAGTTAGTTTCCATTGAAATTACGTCTTCTATAGAGTGAGATGGTACTTCTAAGTGACAGCTCGGCATGTTTAATTCGATGCGAGGAGTGTTTCCTCCACCAACTTTAAACAATAAACCAAATGAGTTAGTAACTCTATCAGTTGCTTCAATGATGTCTTCAAATAGCTCAGCACTTGAAGTGCCTTCTGCATTTAAGTAACAAGTAAAGTTACCTGACACAGAGCGAGTACCTGTTACGTGACCTAGAGGTAAGTTTACTACGCCTAACGTTTCTGGTGTTAAGAAAGTTAAGTTGTTAGAAATAGTTACGTTACCACCAGTTAACACTAAGCTATAAGAATCTTCAAAGTCATCGTCTAAAGATGTAGTAGCTGTTAGTGTGGTTAAGCGGTTACGAATAAAGTTACTTGTAGAGCTAACGCCTTCAGTAATAGTAGCTGCTGGTGTTGAGGCTTCTTCAGTAATAACTTTACCAAAACCAGACCAGTTAATAGTAGCAATACCATCAATATCAAAGTCTAAACTTGCTTCATTAACACAACAGCCTTCAACTTTATATATAGTATTAGAAGTGTCTGATGCAGCACCTAATACAAAATAAATATTTGCAGTACCTAAAGTAGTTTTATTTGAAGAGTCAAAGTCAATGTCTAAATCCGTAGTGTCTGCTGTAAAGCCTGTAAAAGTATTAGAAGCATATGCTGCATCTCCTACCATTAAAGCCCATAAAACTTCTTCTACTGCGTGATGGTTTGCTGCATCATCTGCTGCTCCAGTACCAGATCCTGCTGAGACAAATGGACGTGCATAAGTAGAGAAACTCCACTCCGCAGGTGCATAAGAATCAGTAAACATTTGACGAGCTCGACGAGAGCTTCCATCTGTAGCATTAGCCATTTCATTTAGTGTAATTTCAGAAGCATTAGTTGCTTGTGAAAAACTAAAACCATCTAATACAGGCAGTTCCCAAATAGCCGAGCCAATTTCAATAAAGACTTTGGTATCGCGACTAAAATATAATTTATCAGCCATAGTTTTCTCCTATGAGTATCTTGAAAAGACTTGGTCGTGAACTTTTGCTCGTGCCAGTCGTTTCTAGTAACGAACCTCTATAGTCATTTCACCGACTCCAAAAGGTTCAAGTACACCTTCGTCAGTATCAATACTAACTATAGTGATTTGTTGTGTATGTTGAATATTACCAGTTCTTTCAACATATGCTAATCTAGAGTTTTCTTCTAGAACAGTTTCTACGTCTTCCATTAGTTTTTCTAATGCGGTTACAGCGTCTTCCTCATTTACATAACAACGTATTGTTATGTTTAAGTATCTGTCTTTGTAACCTCCTCCTTGGTAAACACGAGCTTCAGAGCCTGCGTTTAAATGGACAGAAGGGAATTCCTCAACTTCATCCCAGAATTTTAATCTAGGACTTACTTGATTGAATAAGTTTGTAAGATATTGATTTGTTCCGTCAATTTCTTTTAATTTTTCTACTATAGCATCTACAATAGCAAGTCGTCTTGTTGTATAATTTCTTTCTGACATTATAATCTCCTAGTGTAGAATCTGCCGATAGCTAATTCTGCTGCAATTTCTCTAATACTTTCGTTTATTAGCGTTCGTGGATCTCTATCTGGATCTCCTTGTGCAAAACCTGGTTCAAAGGTTTGATAAGGACTTTTCATATAAGTATATCCAAAGCTATTAAAACCCTGTGGTGTTTTTTGTACGTCTACAACTCTGACACTAGAGGCAAATCTTCCTGATCTATAGTTTAAAGCAGGAGAACCCATATTAGCAGCGACTGTTTGTGGCAATCTTTGATTAAGTATACCAAGTATCATACTAATGTTTAAAGTAGAAGACGGGCTTGTTTTTTGAGCCGGTCTTTGAACGGGTTGTTTATTAGATCCCTTATAACGAGTCCCTGCATTTTTTGATTTTGTACGTACAGGTTTTTTATTTCTTTTTGGTTTTTTAACTTTTTTAGTTGCTGTTACATTCTTAGACTTAGTTAAAGTTTCTTGTATAGAATAAGCTATACCATTAAGACCATCTTTTTTCAAAGAGTTACTTCCTGGCATATTCCACCAGTCTTGGCCTTTAGCCCACTCGGTTACTTCTTTTACTAGTTTTGGTTTTAGAACTTTCCAATCGTGAGGCTCTGAACCACCAAAGTTTTCAGTATAACTATCTATACGTATTTCTATATTAGCCCCTTCTTGAAGGGAAAAATTATCTAAGTCACTGTTATATGTTATTACCGCATCTATGTGTCCGAAAACATCGTGTAGATTTTTTGCGTTATCTTCGGATAAAAACCCATCAAAGCTCATATCACCATCAGAAGCCTTGCTTACTAAGGATAAGGCTTTTTGTAATTGTGCGATACCTACAGTACTTTTTCCAGAGTGAAGCATTTCTATGCCCTTATTGAGCTGTCCTACTTCGCTTCTCTTAGCTGCTGCCTGCCAACTCATTCCAGGTGTTCTTACATCACGAGCTGTGGTTAAGCCTCTGCCAAGAGTGCTTTTTAGTTCTTTTGTTATGTTATTGGTAAAAACTTTTTTTATATCTTTAACTAACTGTGTGTTAGAGTTATTTACCAAAACAGTAATTATAGTTGGAGTATTTAAAGTGCTATAAGTTGCTGTGACACTCTTTTTCCTAGGGTTTTCTGCCGATTCTTTAACTAACTGTAGTGCTTCTTCGGCAGACCTATTAAAAATATCTGAAAAAGTTAAGTCTGGGTACTCTGTTTCAGGATTATTTATAACCATTAAATTATAGGTATTTGTAAAAGCCCTTTCTAGACTAAGTAAATCAAAAGTTATTAAAGTCTTTTGTTTATTTAACTGAGTACGCACAGGCCCATAAGCTAATTTATGTATACACTCATCTAGTACTTTTTGAGTGAATGCTTTACTCATTAGAAGTTCTTATATAAATCTAGTACTCGTTTAATATGGTCAGGAAAAGCTACGTTATTACGCTGACTAGTACTAGCCTGGTTCTGCACACTTGCACCCGCTAAAGTTCTGCGTTCTTTGTGTTCGTCTTTTAAGTAGTATGTAATCAAATCAAATACTGCTAGTTTTAAATCTGCCGGTACTTCTTCATAGCCTGCATTATATGTAACTTTTACAGAGCCCGGGCCATGCTTCCAATTCTGTTTCTGGCCTGTACTAGATACCTTAAAGATACTGTCTGTAATAGAATCTAAGTAATACTCTGAAGAAGTTAAAGTTGTGTAGTCAGAAGAGAAGTTATCTCTTTCTTCTACGCTAATTATGTGTCTAATTGGACTTTCTGTAAGCTGTATCATTGAAGTATTCCAGTCTATACTGAACTCCTCAACTTTATTTTCAGCCCAAAAGTCTACAATACTATTACCGCAGTAAGTTTTTACTAATTGGCTCACACTTTCTACAAGTGTAGTTAAGCGAAGGTCTTCTTTTACCGAAGTAATGCCTTCTGCATCTTTATATTCTTCTACTGTAACTAAATTTGTCATTTGTAAACCTATTAGTAAAAACTCAGGGAGAATTAACTCCCTGGTTTTAATACTCTATGCTCTATTAAGAGTCAGCTGAGTTTGCGATAGCAACAGATGGCTCATGGCCATTTCCGCCAGCTACTAACTCTGCGAAACCTAAAGACTGAGTAGCAACGATAACACGACGTTGGTTCATTACTTCATAGTCTTGCTCAACAGATACACCGCGTAAACGTGGAATCACGTAGTTGCGAGTGTTAACAGCGTATGCTACGTCAGTACCAGCGTCATCAGCAGGGAACTCTTCAGATACAACAACTGCTGAACCGAATACCGCACCGATTGTACCAGTAACACGTACTGCTAAATCAGAACCAACTTCATCAAGAGTTTGGAAGTTAGCGTCGTCTAGTAAGTCATAGTAACCTTTCTGAGATACAATGTAAACAACTTCTGATGGTACAAGACCATATTTACCCATTGATTGACGTGCGTCAAGCAACTTAGCAGCAGTTAGGATTGAAGTACCTAAGTCATGATTACCAGCAAGTGTAACACCAGCAGATGCAACATCAGCAAGACCAGAAATCTTACCAGATACACCGTTAAGGATAGCGTTTTCAACTGCACGAGCGTGTGCACGAGCAACACCTTCTACAAGCATTGGCATTAAGTTAACAAGAACTTGCTCGTCTACTTCATTATCCATGAAAGTACTAGAAATCAAACGGTGAGCCGTTAAAGTGATTTGCTTAGCATTGTATTGGTTAGCAGTAACTTGTGGATCGTTTTCTAAGTTACCAGAAGTTGCATTGGTTGCCCAAGATGCTAAACCAGTTTCTGTTTGTAGTGGTAGAATGGTAGATGCGCCATTTACTGTGATTTCACGGAATAAAGCTGCAACTTTAAGGTCACGCATGATCTCTTTTTCAATTTGCATTGAAACTTCTTGATCAATATCACCAGCGTTAGCTGCATAGTTAATACCAGCTTTTTCTTGAAGATCCATAGCGAAATCAGTGTTCATACCTTTTTGAGTCATTACACCCAAGATATGAGCTTTCATGAATTCTTGGCCCCACTGCTTCACGTCAGACTTTTCTGCACGATCAGCGAATACTTTTTTGCTATCACGCATTTTTTCGATTTCCTGATTTTTCTCTTCAAGTTCAACTTGTAGAGCTTTTTGAGCTTCTTCAAGCTCTGCTTGTTTTTCTGCCATTTTAGCTTCAACGTCTGCTAAGATAGCTGCTTTTTCTGCTTCTAAAGCTGCTTTTTGAGCTTCTTCTGCTTGTGCTTTTTCTAAAGCTGCTTTTTCAGCTGCTTTTTCTTTCGCTTGTTCCATTTTGATTTGAGCTGCAGTATCAGCCGCAACTTTCTTCGCAAATGCTTCCAAGTCGATTTCTGGAGTTTTATTTACTTCAGACATGTTTTTCTCCTGTTCGATAGTCTCTTTGACTATATTACTTTGTGTTTCATCGGATTCTTCGGAAGTAATAACTTCTTCCGAGTCTTTTTCAACACTGTTAATTAAAGATTTTTTAAACTCTTCGTACTCAGAAACTGAGTCAAAAGACTTTGCTAGTGAGAAAGTGGCTGCTTGATTACAAGGAACGGAAACAACCGAAACTTCAAACAACTCAGCATCCTTTACCATTATTCCATCGGTTTCCTTTATATAATCAGCATCCTTGACTCGAAAACCGACGGAAAATGCGCCGAGGATACCTTCTTTAACTAGTTGAGCTACGTGATCTGGTGCAGATTTAGAAATTTTAGCTTCCATCTCCAAACCGTTTTGCGTAACTTTTAACTTCGTTGCACGACCAATAGGCTTATTATAATCGTGATTGAAAAGAATAATAGGATTCTTTTCAAAGTTATTTAAACCACCTTTTGCCCAAGCCTCTGCTGGAATCTGATCTCCGGCGCGGTCAAAGTCAGCGGTACTTGCCATACCACGAACTAAGATGCTACCGTCATCGGACTCATCGAAAGCTTTGAGCGTAGATGTTAGATTGAAAATCTTTTCCATCTTATTTCTCTTTTTTAACTACTGGCTGGGGCTTTGGCTTTGGCGCTACCTTTGCAGGCGCTGGCTTAGCTTTTGGCTCAGCAGGCTTAGGGGCAGGCTTAGGTGCCGCCTTTGGTTTAGGGGCATGAATTTTTGCCCATAATTCCGGCTCTTGTGTTTGCATTGCATTAAGTAACGCACCCCAAGCTCCAAAATAACAAGTTAACTGAGAAATGCGTACTGGTGCATTTTCAATACTACCGTAATCTCTTCGATTCTCAGGTACTCGACCTATTTCTAGAAAAAACTCTGCTAGAGTCTTTACGATAGCTTTACGTTGTCTTAAACGAATTGCCATTATTGTTCTCCTTCTCCGCCTGTGTCTTCTACCGGTCGACCCCCTTCATCAGGATTAGCTGCCGACCCAGCAATATTTGCAGGCACTCTTAATTCGTCGTGTCCTTCAATAGGATCAAATCCTAGTGCAAGACGTGCCTCGTTAGGCGATATAATTCCTGTATTGACCAGTGCTGAATAGTACTGTGATTGATCACGTAGTTCAGGTTGTAGGGCAGGAATATCTGTTGCATCTTCTTTTAGTTCAAAACCAAAAAAGCGTTCTAAGCCTTCGTTTAGTTTTCTAACGATAGGTAAAACAGTTTCTAAATAATAAAGTCTCATGTTAGGACGTAAGTTCGCATTATTACCAGAATCTAGTAAAATTGGAGGAACGCCTAAGGCCTTTAAGATAATTTTTTCGTTGTCTGCTATTGAAGATTGAAAGTCTAACTCTTTAAAGTTTACATTAGAAATACTATCAATCTCAATTCCACCATCTAAAATAAGTGGACGTCTACCGCCGCCGGTAGGGTTATAACGCATAGACCATGATTGGATCATACGTTCTTTAATTTTTTCAGATAAAGTATTAGGAGACTTTAAAACAAGTCCTGGAACTGCACCGTTTTTAAAGAAGTTGTCTTGAAATTCTCGCATACGCATCATAAGAATCATTGTACGTAATGCAGGTTTTAATCTAGAAATACCTCGATATATTGAATAAAAAGAGTTTTCTTTTACGTGTATAATTTCTTCGGTAGAAAACTTAATTCGTTCTTTAAATGTATAGTGGCTAATATAAGTTTCTTCATCTGCATGAATAATCATGTGTTGTGCAGGAAGATGGTAAAGATGTGCGCCGTCAAAGTAAATAAATATGTTTCCATCAATCATAAAGTCAGTAATAAGGTTACGACGGAAAGTACTAATATCTTGATAAGGGTTTGGCTCCTGATTAAGAAGTACATTTACTTTTGAACGTTTAATTCCTTTTACAATATTAAAGTTACCTGTAATAGGATCGCCTACTTTAGTTTTAATCTCTGAAACATCATCTACAATCATGTTTACACCGCGATTTACTATTTCAAGCTGTTCGTATGCTTGTTCATACTTAAAAGTAGACTCACGACTAGATTCAATTTTATGGTCGTAAAAAGGTTGAGCAGGATTTGCTTTTTCTTCCTCTTTACCAAATATTTTGTTAATCCAGCCCATTTTTCTCTCTTTGAATACCTACCCATCGCATTTGCTTTTTAGCAGTACCTAGACTAGGATCTTTACCATAAATTTTATGGAGTTGTAAGTGGTGATGATGACAGAGCGTTACTGTCTCATCGTAAATCTTTCCGTGGTTATCTTCTATGAACTCATCTCTCCAGATTACGATATACTCATCTGTATAGTGTTCTGGGCGTTCTTTTTGTTTATTCTTTAACCACTCGTTTAATAAAGGTGTCATAGTGTAATAATGGTGAAAGTCTAAGTTTTCTGTCTCTCCGCATATATAACAGCTAGAGTCTTTTTCGTACTTAGATTTTGCCTTATCTCGTATGTATTTTATTTTGTCCCTTTTTAACTTAGACATTTCTTTTCGTCCTTTATTTATATGAGAATTATAACGTGGGGGAGTTGATAAGTCAACAACTATTTTTTAGACCCCTAATTAAAACCCGGTGTTACTAGTTTCAAAAGAATAGATTGCATATCGTAAAGCATCAGCCATATGCGATGCTCGATTGTGTTTAGGCTTTTCTTTTGCAAGGTTTGGATTTGGATCCCATTGATACTGATCTAAACAGGCCATTGTTTCTGCACATCTTTGATCTACGAGTAGAGTTTCATTATCTACTACCGCGGCTACTTTGGCTATACCATCTAAAACCGACTTTTTAGCATTGATAGTAGAAATATCGTATTGCTGTGCAAAATCAAATCGAGTCTGTGCTGCTGCGGAATCAATGTAGATATAATCAATATCCCATTTATCTATCATATGCTGTATTTCTTCAGCATGTTTTTCTGTTGTTTTTTCCGAGTCGTAATACTCGTCTAAAACATAATAAAGTTCCTCATCCCAGTCGTACCCAATAACACAGAAAGCAGTAGGATCGCGATAACCCACATCGAGCCCAGCAAATATGTCCATGCCTCTAGTGTTAATTTCTTCAAAATTTCCAACACATTTTTCATGGTTAAAGTTCCAAATTTGTCCTTCGAACTGATTAAAGTCAGCTTCATATTCTTGTTTAAATTCTGCTTCGGACATACTCTTACGAGCTTCCTCAACATCTTGTTCGGTCATTCTAGGATTATCTTTGTAAGTGGCTTTTATAGAACACCACTCAGGAAAGTCATCGTCGAAACCTCTATCAAAAAATTCGGCAAACCAGTTATTACGGCCCCGAGGTGTAGAGATAAAGATGGCTTTGGAGCCAGGCTTGTCAAGTGTAGGACGCAAGGCCACGTTAAAGGCATCTTTACCGTTTGCTAACGCTGCTTCATCAAAAATTATCAAATCGTAAGATCGACCAACACAGGAGTCTACCTGACTCACAGAGCCCATCCTAACAGTGCTACCATTGCCCATCTCTATTACCTTGTCTTTAGCGTTATCTCGTTTAACTTCTAATTCGAAGTGCTTAATGAGATTTCTTTGTAGATCGAAAGAAATTTGAGAAAGTGAGTAATTAGGTGACATTATTAGAATATTGGAATTAGGAACTAGAGAAACTAGTTGCCCAATAATATTTGCTATATACGTTTTGCCTTGTCGTCGTGAAAGAGCTCCACAGACAAAACGGTATTTAGGATTGTTTACAGCATTTAGTAAAGCAATTTGAGATGGGAGAGGGTCGATATTTAATAAGTTTAAGTACTCTGAGGAGTCTAACTTAAGAAAACGACTATCTTTTTGGTATTCGCAAAGATAGTCGCTAATAACATCGCTTCGGCTAATTGTTAAAGCCATTTAATAAATCCTTTATAGTAGTTTTGAAATAGCAGCTATAGTTGTAAGCATATAACCTTTCATTTCCATATCAAGTGCATCATCTTCTATTTCGAGTGCTGCTTGAATATCTACAAGTAGTTCATTTGCTTCTTCGCTGGTCATAGTGCCATTCTCTAAGCCTGCTTTAATTTCGTCAAGTAACTTTTCCATTAGTATCTCCGCATGATAGCGTTAGCTATATCTTTACTCTGCTTTTGTAATATTTTCTTTTTGATTTTACAAACAGCAGGCTTTGTGTTCATGTTCAGTGTTTCTGCTGTTTTATACATTTTAGACACCATAGACTGTACATCTTTAGATTTTTTACTCTCTGAGTACAACTTAAATTTAAGAACTTTAAACTTAACTCGCTGTGTTGGATAATCGCAGTTTAAAGTTTCTACTGCGTATCGCACGTCTACAGCTAACATAGATTCATTATCATCATAAAGACTTGTATCTAAGAGTTGAGAGCAGCCTGTTAGACACAAGGCTGCAATAAATACTAAATACTTCATTTCTTACTGGTGTATGCTTGTCCGCCAAAGAAGGCTGCAACAATTGCTGCTACAGATACAAAGTATGTAGCTGCCATATCACCAAGTATTTTAGAAGCACCGTCTAATCCTACTAGGTCGCCTAACAATACTGCGAATGGATATAGTAATAAACCAAACAGAGCAAACCAAGTCATATTTCGCTGTGCATCTCGCATTGCGTCTTGATCTTCTAATTCTTTACGTTTAAACTCCAAATACATTTGGTGCTCTTCTGGAGTGACAATGCCATCTCCATTAGTATCTGCTGGATGATGTTCTGACATTACCATTTAACCTTATCTGCCCAATAAGCTGCGCTCATTTTGCCTTTTGCAATGTTTTTACGGTGACGCGCTTTAAAAGATGCACGTTTACGTTTCATTGCTTCGCTTTCACCCTTTTTAGGCTTACCAGCAGTTTTTGCACCCTGCTGACCAAAACGAATAGTTTTAACTTTATCCCCAACTTTAGCTACAACAATGTGTGACTTTTTAGGGTGTCCTGGAGTACGCTTAGGTTTATTATAACCAGTTACACCAGCTCTCTTTAATCTAGAGTCTTTTTTCTTACCGCCAGCCCTACGTTGTGTAGGTCCTCGACGTTTACCTTTTCTTACCGCCACGTCTCATTTTTCCCTTTCTGGTCTTTTTCACGTAAGTGCTGACCATCTTAGGCTTTCCGCCTGGGTTTCCTGCTCTGCGTTTGCGACGAATTGCTGATTCTTTTTGTTTTTTCGTCATACGAGCAGCCTTAGCCGCTGGTACGCATTTTGGGTATTTTTTAGAAGATGCTTTCTTTCGTCCACAAGGAGCGTAACCGCCACCTTTCTTTGGACGAGAAATGTCTACCCACTTCTCTTTAAACCATTTGGTTAAACCACCGCTAGTTTTTGCCACGACGTTTTTTCCTATTAGTAGAAGTTCGAGAACCTCTCTTAGGTAGTTTACGTTTTTTAGGCTTTTTGTATTTTGTCATACAATCACACGCCATTAGTATTTACCTCCGCGAGCTTTATAAGTCTTTACCAACCAACCATTTGCATAGGCTGATGGATATACTTTAAATTTCCTCTTCGCTTCCGCTTTCACTCTCGCGTATAACTTCTTGTTCTTCGGTGTCGACTTCTTCATCTTCGACTTGCCAACCGTAGATCGGCGCTTCTTCACCGTTTTCCGCTTCTTTACTGCCATGATCCATCTCCCATTCTGCACCTAGGCCTGCTGCTTTAGCAGCTTCTTCTTCGGTTTTGAATTTGTGGAGTTGCCCTTCTGCATCTCGAAAACAAAACTTTCCTCTTTTCTGATAAATCATACTATCCTCCAAAGAAATATACTACTATAGACCCGATGATTCCAGTCAGAGTAGTCCAAAAAATTTTATTTATACTGTTTAAAGTAACATCACCTTTGTTTAAACGCTTTTCGTGCATATCTAAACGTTCCTCATGCTCAGCTATACTATCCACCAGTTGAGTCTTCGAAGACTCTAGGCTAAGTAGTTTTTCTTCTGCACGCGCTAATGCTACAACAGTGTCTGAAAGTTTATCGATTTTATCTTCAATTCGATCTAGTCTTGACTGATCTTGTTGCAGATGTTCTCTTAGTAAACTTTCAATATTACTCGAATTATTCCCCGTCATTTTTAAGTAATTTTTCCATCAACTTGCCATAGTTGCCTTGTCCAAACGGTAAAGATTCGTTTATCTGGACATTTGTCTGATTTTTTATTTGTGCACTTTCAGCTTTTAACAGCTCTGCTTGTGCCTTGATTTCGTCCATACGCATTTTATGTGCCATCTGTAATAAGTCAGCAAGATCTTTTGAAGAATATACGCCAGTTTCCTGGGCTTCATCTAACTTGCTTTGAATCATTTCATCTAGCAGACTACCAATGTTATTTTTATTTCTATAACCAAGATCTAGATATACAGTATCTATATACTTCTTTACTTCTCGTTTATTTAACAGAGCAACTACCTTATCTTCAGATACGCCCATGTATTCGGTAACAGCTCTGATGTTTCCGAATTGTAGATAACAATTTGCTATCTCCAGACCTTCTGGTGATATGGTTGAAATTTCCTTACTCATGGTGCCATTATATCCTTAGAGTTATTGTAAGTCAAGAGTTATTTTTAAGAGGTCTAATTTGCTAGAGGATTGTCCAGTGCTTGCTGCAATTTTTTATTCAGACGAGATTCAAGTGCATCCATCGCTAACCTATTGTCAGAAGCTAAACTATCCCGTTTTGCATCAAATCTCTCGGCAGCTCGATCTATCATCTCACCCACTTTAGTTTCTAGCTCGCGATTGTTGTCTTCAACTCTGTCCACATTTTGCTCCATGCGATTGAAGTCATCTCGTAAATCATTTTTAATTGAGCGAGAGTAATCTACGGCTTCATCAATGCGAAGAAGTGCATCGTCAAGTTTCTGTTCAATTATTTTGTTTCTGTTTTCAATAGAAGTAGTATCTATGTTTTGGATAATTTCTTTCATATCCATGTAATCTTTATAAAACTCAAAGCCACCCCAAAGTGTGCCGCCCAAAGTAGAAAGTGCAGTAAGTACTATCATCATCTTACCGCCTTTGAAGGTCATGCCTCCAAATTCAAACTCAGCCATTTTAGTTCTCGAATTTAAGTCGCTTTAAGTTTGCAACTTCTTGCTGAAGCTTTATTACTTCAAGTCTTTTTTTCTCCAGTTCTAGTTGGTATAACGTGTTGCAGTTAATGCGTTCTTTCGGAGCACCTATTGGTATTATTATTCTTGCGTAAACTCCAACATTTCTGTCGTTACTTCCAAGAATGTCTGTATTATTTGGAAAAAGATCGTCGTCTTCTTTATTTATTACTCCCATTACTCCAAACTCTAAATTAGTAGAGGACCCTATTGCATTCGAACAATCGAGGGTACCTGTTCGAAATCTATCTGATTGATAGTTCGATGGAGATGTTGGTAAGGATAGGTTTAAATTATTTCCTGCGAAGGCAGGCAACGATAGAAACAATCCTAGTAATAAGTATTTCATTCTTGTACTCGTGAACAGATCCTTGATGCTATAACTGTCTGTGTTTTTTCTTTGTCTAGTATTTTACTAACAGAACAGAAGAATCGTACCTGGTTTTTATCCTCCTCTCGGATATAAATAGTTATTTGTTTGCGTTCGAGGTAAAACACAGGTACAATTCTTGACTCTGTAGCGAAAGGAAGAGCATTCCAGTTATCGTCATAAACGTTTAACTCAAAGTAGTCTACATCCTTTCGTATGTTAAAAAGTTCCATATCCACCTTTAGCACACCTTGCACGTATGAAGGTTCTAAAGTAGGATAGGTAGGCAAAAACTGGTGAGCACTAACTGGCCCACTCAGCATTGCTAATAGTAGTATTATTTTGCGATACATTCAGCTTCTACCACTGCGTTGTAAGTTCCAGCAGGAAACGCTTTATCATAGCCGTAGTCTGCTTCAGAATCAATCTTAAACCAAGTACTACCTGCTAAAGTTAAGTCAAACTCTACTGTATTGTTGAACTCTACTTTTGCAGTTTCATAAGCAGCCATTTCAGCGTTTGAAACTTCTCCAACTGTTACGGCCCCGCTCCAGTTTACTGTATCAAGTAACTCTGGTGAAGAAGAGAAGTCGATCGGATAGCTAATACGAGCTTTATAGTAATCTGCGCTTACTACATCGAAACGAACGATTGGAGTTACACCACCATCAGCTGCACCAGTGCTTAACTTGCTTGGGGTAGGGTTTCCGTACACACCGTCAGTATCAGTTGTAATAACACATTTAGACTCTACAGTACCACTAATAGGTACCTGAGCAAATGCACTCATTGTACATAGGGCTAAAAGTCCAGCTACGTATTTCATTTCTTATCTCCTCGTTGGTACTGCGATTGTACCATCTCTTCGTGTAATATTTGTTGTGCCAGGCCTACACGTAGACCTTTTCTGTTTTCCGGAAGCTTAGTATCTGTCATAGACGCTTCTTCTTTGTATTGACCACCACGCATTTCTACGGCCTGATAGTTTTGTATATGGTTGTTCATTGCAATCAGCTTATCGGCAGCAGCGACTGCCTGTGCTGTCATAAGTGCAGCATTTACAGCTCCAAGTGCAACTTCAAGTCTTTGTTCTTTTGAAGCCTCTTTCTCAGCTTCTAAACGCTCTTTTTCTTCGGTCTCTTCATCTTTTAACGATACTTCGTTATCAAGTGCGTCTTTTATAAATTCGTCATCGAGTGGATCTTTATATTCAAATACATTTTGTACTACGTAAGGGTCTATATACCCAGGACATTCTGGAGATGATTGAGGATCAAAACAAGGATCGTAGCTATACGAGTATACTACTGATGCATCTTGTACTGTCCCAAATCCCTCTACAGAAATAGATCCGGGACCCCATCTACTAATATCAATACCACCTGTAGCAACTAATTTGTTAATTGTATTTCCGGGCTTTCCACTCCAGTCGTCTACTTCTCGAAAAATATAACCACTTCCGAGTGCATCTTCGTTTTGTACTGCTACGATCATATCTGAAGCAGGATCCTTTACAGTTGTATACCTATAAAATACATTCGATACCTGTAGTCCAGCTTGTTGTGGTAGTACTTGAGACATTACCCAAGCATTTGCATCAGCAGCTGCATTTCCTGTTGTTCCGTAAACTACTTTTGTATCAGAGTAGGAGTAACAAGAGAAGCAGGATGCCGCCACTAGCAAGTAGGGTGTCATCTTCACGTTTATCATCTTCTGTCTCACTAGGCTTTGCCGATGCGTCAGCTTCCCACGCTAATTTAGCTTCAGGACCAATAAGCCCATCTTTGGGGCATGGAGTTCCTGCATTCATCATTGCGTCAAACACACGCTTATCTTGACACATTGTAGAAACTGCCGCTACTTTCATACCCATATCAAAAAGAGTCTTGGATAGCTTTAGTCTTTCACAATTCATGTCTCGCACAGTTTTACCTGCCGAAAGTCCAAGTATTTGCGTTTGTACAGCTCCTGCAATTCCCACAGTACATAAGTCACTGTTTGCATTATTCATAGTCGGAATAATTGCAGAAGGTGGTGGAGAGTTGAGTGTAGTACTTGAAGTACTATTTACAGTGCTCTCTGTTTTTGATTCTGTCTTAATTATGTCCTCTTGTCCAATACTGCTAAAAGACAGTAGTAAGAGGCTCAATAATACACGTTTCATTTATTTCTCCAGTTATTGGAAAATTATCTCATAGTAGGTAACTTTTGTCAAGTTATTTTTTTCCTACCCAAGATTATGGTTGTATTGGCCAAGGGGCATCTTCTACACACGTTTCGTCCCCGCTGAGATTATCGGTAATATCTCGTAGCTCTTGTCTATATGTAGCCCACAGTGCTTTATCTGTTGCGTTTAATGGACTGTCTGGCATTTGTGTCCAATCACATTCAAATAACTTTCGACTACGTTCTAACCGTACTTCGTTTAAAATTATAGCAGAGTCCCAGTTCCAGGCATGAGGTGTGAGACTAGTGTCCCAGTACGCGAAGGCGTTCGGCTTTTCTGGTACTTCTTTCCACCACTCAATTTCATTACACCATACGTGCCTTTGCATATACTCCCCTATATCAGAGTATTCACCTATATTATATATACGGTGTATGATTAAGCCGTTGTCGGCTATATCCCCGTCCTGGCCGTAAGTGCCATTATCTGTTTGTGTTATGTGTATTACGCCGTAAGCGTCATGTAGTGCTACTATTGGATGCATATTTAGTTCCCTAAAACTTGTTTACCGCGAAGATAGTATTCGCTTTGAAATCTTTCGTAGTTTGAATAAATACTAGCTTGTCCATAATGGAATATGCCAGTACCTGCAAAATTGTATGGGAAAGGCCCAGAACCGTTATAAGTGCCAGTGTTATTTGAGAATAAGTATCCTACCCTAAACAAGACTCCGGTTGCGGAAATCATTTGTAAGCTAGAAGTGTTATACCATTCTCCGTTATTTATAGTACCTAGTTGATATGTATGATCTCTTCTGCTAGGGGATACGTAATCTATTTGTACTTCGTCTTTTGTAGTGAAAGTCCTAGAATCAAAGGTACGGATAGTGTAGGCACCTACTTTATCTAAAGTTTGCAATCCGTAATCGGAACCACCACTAATTTTATTCATAGGTCGTAGAACTACGTAACTGAGAGAGGTCGGAGCTGTTCCTGTAATAGAGTCTATTTTAAACCAGGTTTCGTATATTCTAGCAGGGAACGTAGTAGTTAATTTTGTATACCCTGTTACTAAGAATCGAACATTCGTAGCAACATCTGCGGAAGGCTTAAATAGTACTATATCCTCATCATTAAAAGATACGCTCGACCCACCTTGGTTATAAGGATCATAGTTACCTACTCCATTTATAATTCCAGACTCTACAACACTCATGCCTATGTAAGGGTCATTACTATCAAAAAGAGTAGATCCAGTTGTTTCCGAAAAAACTTGTATTCCATAATCTGCCATAACTACCTCGTAAACGCAATATAGTAATAAGTTTTACTACTACTAGTAGGATTTTGTATTTTAAAGCTATTTGTTAGCTTATCTGTAATATTATACTTTTCTGCAGCACTTTCAGAATAAGATGAAACTTGTCCAGGCCACACGTAAATATAGTCAACCTCATTTGCTGTTATAGCCGCAGACGTAGAGCCTGCTGATACTGTTACATTGCCAGATGATGTTACTTTTAAAAATGTATCCATGACGGTACTATCAAAAGTGACGTATCCATTTGCATCAAAACATTTTAAGCCATATGCCATTCTTTTACTCTCGTATTATGAAGTCTACCTTCATCTTTTAGCTGTTGCATTGCGTCTTTCAAAACAATCATCCAGTCTACAAAACCTTTGCCACCTTCTTTCTGGCTTTGTAACACAGCAATTCCAGATATGCGGGCATCGTACATGTAGGTAGGACGCTTCTCGTCATGCGCTACTAGCTCTAACTCTCCTCGATCATGTAAGTCTTTTAACTCTAGAAACTGAAAAGTATCTTCTCCAACTACAAATCGAGGATCGTAGCGTACTTGTAAGGCTTTTCGTGACATAAATACTACACGAGCTGCTATCTCATCAATTCCCATACCATAATGCAGAAGAGAAACATAGTCTTGAAAACAGTTTAACTGAGTACCTGTAGTGCCTTTATAGTTATCAACTATCAATTCACCTTTTTTCAGTTCTTCCCAGTCTACGACAGCAGATCCTATAGCCATTTGAAAGGGTAAAGTACTAGGATCTAAATGCTGTCGTGAGTCATCTACTAGAAACTCTTTTGATATTGTGTTAACTGGCCAGGTTTGACTAATTGCGTTTGTTAAAACAACCGCATCGGGTGCATTCTCTAATTCCGCTAGGGATTTGTAGTATTTTACTCCGTACTTTGTCAGGTAATCATCACCGTCAATTAAAACTGCATAAGGTACGCCATCTTTGTCAAATTGGTCAAGGAATGAGTTTTTTCCTGTAGCCGCTGTACCGTCACTTTTTGTAATAAAATGTCTAATTTTATTTAACTTGCAGTACTTGGACGCCAGAAGCTCGTAGTCTTTGTCAAGTGTGTTAATTATTACAGTTGTGTCCTCTTTCGAAAGCGTGTCAAACTGCCTTTCGAGAGCGTAAATATTGTGACTTGTAAGTACGTAAAACATGTCAAATTCCTTTCAGTTAATGTAGGTATTGTACAACTTCTGTAAAATTTTGTCAAGTTGTTTTTTCGTGTGGTCCTCATATCAGTGACCCCGTTGCAGATTTTTTGGTGCGTACGTCAAAAAGGTTTGTTGACTTTTTTCAAAAAATTTTGTATAATAGTACTTCGAGATTAAAAACTAGGAAATAATATGAGACGACCACAGAATTTATGTGACACAGGATTACTTCATTGGATAATGAATAATGCACTAGAAAAAGAGCCTGAGAATTTAGAAGAAGATTGCTGGATAGCAGAAGAGTCAAAATGCGTTGGAAGAGATTCTAGGCCTATGTTTCGGTTTAAAAAGAAAAACTATCTGATGTACCGAGCAACTTGGGAAATGTGGCATGGAGTATCCTTTCCAAAAGGGTTACAGGCTAGGCATCTATGTGGTAACGCGAGGTGTATTAACCCATTACATATAGAACCAGGTACCCAAAGAGAAAATGAATTTGATAAAAAAGAGCCAAAAACAAGACAAACAACTCTTCCAATTACTCCTGCAAATATCTCTCCAGAAGAAAAAGTAGATTTTTGGCTTGAAAATCATACAAAAGATGTAGATGGTTGTTTAGAATTTTTAGGTTGTGTGGGATCTGATGGGTACGCTCGAAGAAGTGTGAGGTTTTCTGGAGTTCAGAAAAAACTTGAAGTCCATAGATACGTGTATGCGGTAAAAAATGGCTTAGATTATTTTGATAAATCGTGGACAGCTCGACACACTTGCCATAATCGTAGTTGTATCAATCCTGATCATATAATCCCAGGCACAAGAAGTCAGAACTCAATAGACTCAAGAAGTTATAGCAAATCAACAAAACTTCGAGAGGAAGAAGTTCGAGAAATTATCGATAATTTTTTGAAGATTGAGGAGTGGCCTCTTGGAAGTAAGAAGTCTTTTGCAAACAAGCAAGCAGAAAAGTACGGAGTAAGTCCTAATACAATAACAAATATTGTATTTAGCAAAACTCGGTGGAAAGATATATTAGAAGAATACGGGCTACTTTAAGTAGCCTTTTTTGTACGTGTTGACCCCGTTATAGACTCCTTTAATCGTTTTTGATTTTTACTTGTGGTTTACGTGTTGGGGTGCGCGCTCTGCCACTGGTCGGACCAGTCAATTAACTGCCCCCCACTGGTCAACCACTTGTTGCGAATGATTCTCATTTGCATTCAGTGTCATCTTGCTAACCAGGTCAAATGCGAACGGTTCGCATTTGCATACTTATGCACTTTTTATTCACTGGTCTGAACAGTGAAATTAATTGCATTTAGGGGTTGCACTTTTTTTCAATCAGCGTATAATGATCTTATCGGTTAGGGGGAATGAGCAAGAAAAAACTTGCAAATTAATTTAAAAAAACCCTTGACTTTAGCAGATAAATTTGAGATACTAACACTGTCAATTAAGACATTAACTTTTTAAGGATACCATTATCATGGCTTATACTACTACTATGATCGCGCAGATCGAAAATGCACAACCTCTTAACCTTGAAATCGCTAA